GCGCTGCGTGAGATAGCCGACTTCGCCGAACAGTTCATCGGAGACGACGAGGATGGCGACGAGCGCATGTACAAGGTTCACCAGATCGCGGACAGCGCCATTCCGTTCACACCGGAAACGACATTTGAGGTTACCGGCGGCGGCGGATGGGCGAATGGTCAAGCGCCATACGTTTGCGACCTTCCCTATTTGCCGGAGTCAAATGCCTTGGCGAATTGTAAAGCGTGCGGGTGGCCTATAGCGAAACACAACATGGTGGACCAATTCGCTAAAGGGCCGTTCGCACCGAAAACCGGAGCGGATGCGAAATGAGTTCCTGCCTCCAGATAGCTGAAGAGCAGCGGGGTTGTCCCTCACGATACGAGGGGCACTTACAAGCGAGTGACGGAGCGAATCATGAGTGACAAAAACCGTTACGCGGTCCTGACGCAAGAGGAAGCGACCGACTTGCACGTCGCGCAGATCGAAGGCGATCTGTCCGTGCCTCATCTATACTGCGGGTTTCAGCGCCATGAGCGTGGCGACCCCGAGGGCGGCTCTCCGACGTTTTGGGCCGACGCCGACGAGCTTCGATTGTGGCGAGCTACTCGTCAATCAAAGGGAGAGCCGAATGCAGTTTGAACCTCAAGGCTGGCGCTGTCCGAACTGCGGGAGCGCCCACGCGCCCAGCGTGCTGACTTGCCCACTACAAGTGCAGATCGGCACCAATTACAGGACCGACCATCGCTGCCAGTGTGGGCTTTATTTCGGCCAGACTTGTTTGCGTCAACCGTGCCTAATGTGGCAAGCAACCTGTACATCCAAAGCGGAGGACGCATGACCTTTACACTCGTGCCATGTCAGTACTGCGGCGGCTATTGCGGGTGGTATCTATGCGCAAAACGCCCCGGATCACCGTACTACAAACCCAAACCCGGAGCGGAACCATGAACCATACCGAAGAGGAATTTGCGGCAACGTGCGCTTCTTTGCGCGACGCGCTGAATTTGATTTTAATCGAAGGCAAAGTTTACGCCGCGCACAACAAGCTGCCGCATGTCGCGCAGACTATGTACGACATTGCGGAAGCTGCGCTTTTGCAAATTAGGACTTGACGACCTATAGGACAGTATGGCCTAATATAGCCGTACCAACTAAGGAGATCCCCATGCAAGACAAATTTCTGAAAATCAACGTGTCGGCCCGCATCGACGTAGAACATCCCGCCAAGGGAATTCGCGTCTATAAATCCTCGCCGGATGACGTTACGTTGCAATTGTGGAGCAACGGGCCGACTGCGGTTTCCGGGGGCGGAAAAGATCGCGCGGTTTACTCTGTCGCCCGCCTGAACGCACAAGAGATCGACGCGCTGGTTCGGGCGTTGCTTGATGCGCAGTCGGCGTTGGCCGCAGCATGACCGGCAACCAACTGCGAAAGCTGATCGACGGCCTGGGGGTTTCCCAGGCCGCTTTGGCGCGCGATATCGGCATCAGCGACCGCCAAGTGCGGCGCTACTGTTCGGGGGAAGCAAAAATCCCGAAATTGGTTGAGATGGCCCTACGGGCTGTGTCTTGGGAACTGACCGCCGACGTCATCAACGTAGAACTCGCCAAGGAATCTCGTAAGGGGAAACAGCAATGAACCCGCTTTACATTTTGCCGACACAGAGGTGAAGCATGGCTGAGCACGATCTAAAGGTATGGCCGGAATTTTGGGACAACTTAGAATCCGGGCGCAAGACGTTCGAGATTCGGATTGATGATCGCGGGTTTGGTCTTGGCGACACGCTATTGCTTCGCGAGTGGCGTCCCGTCGAGCAAACATACACCGGGCGCGAAGTTCGCCGCACAGTCACACATTTGTTGCGCAACTGGCACGGGATTCAATCAGGCTACGTCATCATGAGCTTGATTGCCGATTGTGAGGACTGCCCTTCGGTCAGGTATCCCACCGATGCTACTCGCTGCACACCATGCCCGCGCCGCTCACAAGCCGATGGAGGCGCTGAGCAATGAAACTGCGTGAAGTATTCAGTCGCAGGAGAGCAGGTATGACGTGCCGGATATTTCACAAGTGGGAGTACGGCCCTAAGCACGAGATTCCGGGTATTGGTTACTGGCGCTGGCGATGGTGTCTCCGATGCAACAAAACGGAGCGCAGATGAGCAGCTCTCAATCGATCACCGATTGTGGTCTACCCTCATCGAACAGCGGAGGATCAGAGCAATGAGCGCCGCTGATCTGCTGATGAAAAGCTATTTTGCGGCGTGGGTAAAAGAAACCCCACGAACTCCGGGGTATGTGGCTGGAAACGTCAACACTATGCATCTCGCACAATTGTATGACGATTTTCGTGCTGCCGAGGCCCGCATCCGCGAGCTTGAGGAGGCGTTTCTCAAATACGGACAGCATCTAGGCTCGTGCGCTGGTCCCGGTAAATGCGATTGCGGATTCCGTGAAGCCCTCGCATCACGGTCTGACAGAGAAACAAAGCCATGATGTATGCAATCGTCGAAGCCCAAACCGCTGACCAACTGTGCGCCGCCATGGCCGATTGGCTAGATAAAGGTTGGCAGCCATTGGGAAACGTGTGCGTGACTGCGGTCCGTGATCACAATGCCAGGGACGACTACTGGGACATATACTGGAACTACGCGCAGGCCATGACGTGCGCTTCGACAGACAAAGGATAGTTATGCCAATTCAAACGACATTCAAAGACGAAGGCTGCGCGCCGGTCAAGATTTGGACGACCGACATTGAGGATGCCGCGCTCAAGCAATTGCACAACATGGCGACGTTGCCGTTCGTTCATAGCCACATCGCCGTCATGCCTGACGTCCATTGGGGTATGGGATCTACTGTTGGAAGCGTAATTCCAACGATCAAGGCAATAGTCCCGGCGAGCGTCGGCGTCGATATCGGCTGCGGCATGGTGGCTGCGAAGCTGAATATTCGGCCCGATCAACTGCCGGATAACCTCCATGGCGTGCGCTCAGCGCTTGAGTCCGCCATCCCCCATGGTCGTACGGACAATGGCGCAGCGAACGACAGAGGCGCTTGGGGCGATGTACCGGGGCGCGTGGTTGATGAGTGGGTGCGGCTCAAGGAGGACACTCGGTTTACCGAGGTCAAGGAGAAGCACTCCAAACTGATAACCCAGGACAGCGGCGCGCGACAGCTCGGCACGCTGGGAACTGGCAATCACTTCGTGGAACTGTGCATCGACAAATCCAATGACCTTTGGCTGATGCTCCATAGCGGGAGTCGGGGAACTGGCAATCGCATTGGGTCGTATTTCATCCAAAAGGCCAAGGATCTGATGGAGCGCTACTACATCAAATTGCCGGACCCGGACCTGGCTTACATCCCCGAGGCAGAACCTATCTTTGGCGACTACTGGAAAGCGCTTTCATGGGCGCAGGACTACGCGCAAACCAACCGCGCCCTCATGATGGGAAGTGCGATGGCTGCGATGTCACTGGAACTCGGCATACAGGTGAATGGAAGCACCGAGGCGGTCAACTGTCACCACAACTATGTGTCGAAGGAAAAGCATTTCGGCTCAAATGTCTACGTGACCCGTAAGGGTGCCGTCAGAGTACGTGAGGGAGAAATGGGAATCATTCCAGGCTCGATGGGTGCGCGCAGCTTCATCGTGCGCGGCAAGGGCAACCGCGAGGCGTTCGACTCATGTTCTCATGGCGCCGGCCGCAAGATGAGCCGAGGGCAGGCCAAGCGTCAGTTCACGCTGGCCGATATGGAGGCTCAGACGCAGGGCGTTGAGTGTCGTAAGGACGCGGACGTGATTGACGAGATCCCCGGCGCCTACAAGTCGATTCAAGAGGTCATGGACAATCAGAGCGATCTAGTCGATATCGTGGCGGAACTGAGGCAAATCGTATGCGTCAAGGGATAGCGTTCGCTCTTGATGCCAGTTCTAAACAAGGAGACAAGCAATGACATGGCAATTCTTATGGGGTTTTTTCGCTGGGATTTGGACCGCCGCGCTCACGCGATTGTTGTTCAACCGCATTGACGCCGCCATTATCGCCGACGCGCAGGACGAGCCATGACACCCAAAGATCGCGCAGAGATCGACAATTGGCTGGCGATCCCGATAGATTTTGAGAGCTCGCAGCATTCGATCTGGAAACTGCTGCGGCTCCTGAAAGCGCAGCACGCGGATCTAATCCGAATGTCGCAGACGCTCGGCGGGATCGCGTCATGCGGGACCGCGTGCAAGGGATGTCGGGATCTGCGCGACATTGCGCATCGGGCGTTAGTGGAGACGGGAAATGCGTAGACTATGGGTATTTGCGCGCGCGGAACGCACGCATTGCGTGGGATGCGGCGCTGAATTGGCGGCATCGGAGCGCAAGCGGGGAGTTTGCGATGGGTGTTGGTCGCTATAGATCGCCCCAGTTGCCATAGTGGCGCGGTTTCGGCGTTTGGATGCCCAGTTTAAGCATGACCTTGTGAAGGTCCGTGCGGTTCATGCCGGCGGCGTGTGCCGTGGCCGCGACCGTTCCGTGACGCACAAGGAGCGCCGTCAGCCAGTCTTTTTTGAACTGGCGTACGGCCTCTTGGCTCACAAAAAAATGCAATTTTATTTTGCCCAACTTGTCCACGCACCCTTGGGCATCTTGACCGATGCGTCCGCAAATAATGGTGCGTCAAACGTGATGCCGTGGTCGGGGTGTGTCATCCAATAATTTTGCGACGGTGGTTCAAATTTGAAATTGCCTTGATACGCGTATTCGTCCAAACCTTTCAAAGTGCTGTTTCCGCGTAATTGCGATGACAGCATACGCTGATGCCAATGACCGAAAATCATTACATCAAATTCTTGATTGACGGCAACGTTTCGCGCAAGTTTTTTCTGAGCTCCTCGAGTGATTGGGCCTATCGCACCAATAATTGAGTCTGATGACTTGAATTGGTCGCCATGCGTGCCAAGGTAGCGCATGCCGTAAACTCGATAAAGCACGTCTGACCCGTCAGGAATATAGAACGTGATCCTTTGGTCATCGGCGAACGCGACGGCAAGGAATTGGTATAGCAACCAATCAAACGACGTATGGTTGCGATCCTTCGCCCAAGTCTTTTTCGTGTCGCGTCCGTGGTTCCCGCTGACACATGGCAGAAATACGTGTCCAAATTCATCCGCAAGAATTTTGATTGCCGCGACCAAATGCCTATACAAATCCAACACAGTGGGCATCGTGTTAAATTCGTTGGTAGCCGTCAGTTCGTCATGCAAATTGCCGGAAATCATATCTCCCAGCAGCGGCACAACGACACCGGGATAATCCATTTTGGGGCTCAATATGCGCGAAAGTTTGATCGCGCTTTGAACCACGTGTTCAAGGCGCCGACGCGCAATCGCCAGATTGTACGAATTGACGCCGCCGATCTGCTCTGGCTTAACGACTTCACCCCAGTGCAAGTCGCTTAACTGTATTGTGGGAACGCCAGGAGCGCCCGCTTTTTTTGGCGTCGATAGCCATTTTGGCGGTTCAATTTTTTCTAGGGTTTGTTTTGCGGACCCGATCCATTCTCGTAAAATCTCCGCCGTGTCTGCGCGGCCTTTTGCTTCGGCCAGTTCTGCGCGCAGGCTATTAATAATCGTCGCCGGGTCATGCGCCGTCTTGAAATCTTCTATCGTGCGTTTCATCGTAATTTCGCCGCGACTTTCTTATCGCCAAACCAAACGCGCCGGGGACTGCGACCGCCGACCGCCGTCGTCTCAATGACATGATCGGCAAACGCATCTCGGTGGAGGCTAATATCGGTTTGGCTAATGCCTGCGAACTTGATGAAGTCGGACTCGTATTCGTAATGCTCTGGGCCAATCTCCAACATTTTGGCGAGCGCGGCTTTGATCTTGGTCGGCACAATCACGTTACGGTCGTGATTCTGGCGGAATTCTTCTATTGTGCGGGGTTTTGGTTTGCTGACACTCATAAGTCCTCTGGTGGTTGCTTCAGAATCGTAATCCCGTTCTCGCGGCGCTTGGCGCGCGTAGCCCGGTGATCGACTCGGGAGCGCCAGAGAAGGCGTCCTTTCTCGATCTTGTATTCGGTAACATGGACCAAACTGCATGCGCAGCATTCAGTGATTTCGGGGGAGTCCAGCCGATACCAGCTTCCCTCTTTCATCTGAATGGATTGGATTTTGCTGCGCGGCATGCTTAAACCAGTGTTTGCGGTTTTCCTGTGAGGTAATCCAGCCATCGGGTCGTGCCAAGCGAGACGTATTTTTGCAGCAATACGCGGGCTTCGTGGACGGCGGGAATCGGATTGTGAACGAGTCCTAACCCAACGCGCATGATGTCGCTTGGATCTTCGCATTCGGCCCACCAGTTGCGCGGTGTCCATTCAAGCGCGGAACTGGTTACGCTCGGTACGCCCTCGGCAATACCGTCTGCCGCGACCACGCAAAACGTCTCATCAAAACTGCACGAAATTTGGCAGTGCATGGTCGCGCCCAAGTCCCTAAACTTCGTCCACGGCATCCACGGCACGTCTACAATTTTCGCGTGCGGCATTCCTGTGAACAATTCTTGGCGGCTTTCGATCATGCGCTCGCCGCCGTCGGGACGCTTGGAATTGACGTAAAGCTCCACGCGGCATCCCAATGCCTTACCCATCATAATTGCGGCCTCTGCCGCGCATAGCTGGTTTTTCCACGGGCGGGATGCGCCAAAGGAGCCGACTCGCAGCGTGTTGCCTAAACGCGGCGGAACAATGGGATTCTGAAACGTCGCAGTATCATAGAGGTTCGGAAGGTATAAGCAGTCTGCGCCCAGGCTTGAGATGAATTTAACCACGCGCTCGTTGTTGGCTGCCACGCGCACATTATGAAATTGCTCAGATAACGACACCACATCGCGAATGTTTCGAATGCCGTACTTGTCAATGCTGAGATAAGCGGCGCCGGAATGGTTCAATTGCACAAATGTCGTGTTCGGCCAGCGCATCGCAAGGTTCTGAAAGTCTTGCGGTTGAATCCATGCGGGACTTGAAACGATCACATGCGTGATCGGTCGCGCGTCGTTCTCACGTTTCGCAAGTTCCGTCCATAACAGTTTCGCTTCACTTTCGGTCGGCGTCTTGTTGATTGACCAGACTTCAGTTTGCACGCCGTGTCGGCGCAAGACTTTTTGCGTGTTGGCGGCGGTGACTCCCAAACCGATATGGCATACACCTGGAGTACGCGAAAAATTCTTGATCGCGAGGATGACGCGCGCCGACGTGATCGACGGATCAACATCGTGCGGTCGTGGAAATAGTGACATTTGGCCTCTCATTCGGTAAATGGATCGTCAGGACCGCTATCGGTGTTTCCAAACTCTATATCGATTTCGCCGCCGTCAATGTGCCCTTGGTCAATGTCTAAACTTCCCGTAATGCGCAGCGGATTCGACGGCTTCAAAAAACAGTCTGCGATCTCCTTTGCCACCTTGTCAGGAGGCGACGACATTGAACCCAGCCGCGTTGCAGATGGCGAGCGATTCGCCGGGAAATATCTTATTGGCCGGAATGATGAGCGACGGGAACACTTCTGCCGTCTCAAAGATCCATGTGACGAGTTCCGAACAAAACCACGAATCGTCCGCGCGCCAGTCGCGCCCCGCCGCGAATCCCCAAATGGCGGTTTTATCGTAAGGCTTGCCAATTTGGGAATACGCCAAGCCCATGCAACGGTCTAGCGTGACCGCAGAGACTTCTTTGGCGACCACCGTGCGTCGCCGCCATGTGTCATAGTTCGGCGGCCGGATCTGCACGCCAGGCGGTTTGCCGCCTATCTTGTCGGATCGTGCGCCCAAGAGGGTGCCGTCAGGCAGCACGAAATCGACATGGCTGTATCCGCCGCCGCCGAACCATGAAATGGCCCAGCTTGATAAGCCTTTGCCTAAAACAAATTGTGCCTTTAATTGAGGCATTAGCTCGCCGGAGTTAATGCTTTCAAAGACGCAATCCAAGACTCAATCTTGGTATTGACCAATGACACCGCCGAACCAATTTCAGACGAGGCCAATACCGGGCCTTGTAATTCAATGGTGCCGATCAGAACTTGCAACGCGCCGGGGAGCTTTGCTGCGATCAGCGCGGGGTCCGTGCCGAGATTGGCTAGGAAAGTCTGCAATGCCGTCAGCACGTTCTCAAGCGACGGGGCAGCGGCGACTAGAAGCGGATTGGGTGTACTCAAGGGGTATTCTCCGGTGGTTTGACTAAAGGGGCGGCAGATGCCGTCGATGAATTAGAAATGGTCGTCGTTGTGGTCGTATCGGGATCGTTCGTTTGATATCTTTGCTTAGCAATCCAGAATCCCGTCGCGCCCGATGCCAAGCCATAAATTCCCGTAATCAACGGATTGGCAAGCGCCAAAATCTTGTCGTTGACTTGGAACGGCAAAAACGCGCCGATGATGAGCGCGCCGATCAATACGATCAGTGCGTAGACCAGCAGATAGGTCAAATGCCGTTGGGTCTGCGCGGCAAAAACTTCTTTGTCATTCATACAAGCGCTCCGGGTACAGGAACATCAAACACAACCGCCTTCACGTATCGCTGCGTTTCAAGCGGCATGTCTTGCAATACATACGTGTCCGCTGCGGCGACATATTCATGATGGACATTGCCGCCGCCCCAGTTGTACGCTGCGATGGCAACTTGCCAATCACCAAATCTCGCATACAACGATGACAATAATTTGGCGGCGGTTTCAATATCGTTGTCCGGCGACTGACCGGCGTTCGGGTAATAGACGGGATTCAATTGCATGATCCCAACGCAGTTCGCCGATGAGCGTTCCGTGCCGTTGATAATCTCCGGCAGGAACGACGATTCCTCGAACGCGATCCGCGCCAGTAGATTTTGCGGAATGCCGTACTGGACTTCGGCGGCATTGAGCGCCGGTAGCCAGATAGCGGCATCGTTCGCGGTCATCCAATTGGAGGCCATCAGTGCTTACCCCATGTCGATTCCGCAAACCACGACGCGAGCGCCCCGACGACGCCTGAGACGCCGCCGATCACATAGAGCGCGCCGCGACTCTGGTCGATGGTTTGTTTCAGCGCAGCGACCATCTCGGTATTGGCTTTCAGCGCCATGGTGAGGTTCGCCACGTCCGTTGCGAGGTTCGTAAGGTTCGCTTTGGTGGTCGCGCTTTCGACCTGTAAGCTAGTGATCTCTTGGCGCTTGATACTGTCAGTCACGGCGGGTCCTTTGCGTTTCATGGCAGCGGTACTACGTCGCCCGTGCCCAACAGCTCGTCCGCGTTCGGGGGTGGCGATTCCATTCGGTTGAAAATAATCGTGTGATCGGCCGTGGCCGTGATGCTGTGGGTAATCTCGCCCATGAAAAAGAACTCGCCATCGTCAGGCGTCAATTCGACCTCAACATCATAGGTTTTGTATTTCACCGATCCGCGCAGGCATCGGATCGTGTGTCCTTCACCCGGATCGTGATCGTGGAACGGGATTTTTTCGCCCACGCATTCAAACGCATAGCGCGTGCCGAACTGGCCGTCGTAATTCGTGTAGTCCCAGTAGATCATGTGAAATACACCACGACGCCGCCCGCTTGAGGCGCAATAAGCGGACGGCCACCATATGCCGCGCCTTGTGCGCCTTTACCGTACGGTCCTCCATGAATGCCCGTCACAGCCGTTCCGCCGGTGCCAGAAGTAGATGATCCCGATCCAGCGGTTCCGGCACCACCAGTCGTATTGACGTCGCCGCCCGACGCTGTGCCACCTGCGCCGCCAGCACCGCCGTGCGATATGTTGGCAGGCGAACCGTTCGCGCCCAAGTTCGCCGTGAGCGTTGACAGACTGAATGTGCCGGATGAGACTGTTACGCTACCGACTCCTGCAATGGTTGAACTTACGTTGAAATTTTTACTCCAATTCGCGGATGACAGCGTGTAAGTTTTACGAAAGTAGCCGCCCGCACCGCCGCCGCCGCCGCCGAATCCCGTGCAAGAGCCACCGTAGCCAGTGCCGCCGTAGGCTCCGCTACCCCATCCTTCAATCACGACTTGCAATGCCCCGCTCGGAATCGTCACAACCGCCGCGCCCTGCGCCGTGAACGTGTAGAGCGCCGACGTGAACGCATTGAACACGAGCCGCGTCGTGTTGGTGCTATCGACCGCCCAGATTTTTTGCACGTAGCGCGAGACGCCGCCCGCATCCACGACGTACACCTTGGTTGGTGCGCGCGTAGTGCCGGTGGAATCAACGACGTACAAATTGCTCATGGTTCAATAATAAAAATAAATATCGCCGTACACGCCACTCGGAGCGGTTCCAGGATCGGCCGCAATCGTCACGCCGCCGAGTTTGCCGATCAGCGGCAAATACGCCGCGCCGACAGTGCCGCTGCTGATGTTTGATCCGTTCTTGCTGAAATTCTCAGCATTGCTCTGTGCGGTGCCTGCCTGAGTCGCGGCGTAGGTTTCGGCGTTTGCTTGCGCTGTGGCCGCTGCGTTGTTCGCATATTGCGTGTCGGCGTACTCAATGTTGGACCCGTCGCTCAACACATACGCGCGTTGTCCTGAAATCACCGAAATTGTATTGCCGCCACTCGCAAGCGCGAACGTGATGCTGTACGCGCCGGTCGCCGAATTGGCGATGCTCCATAGTCCGCCAACGCCGCCGGGAATCGTGTAGACGAGATTGCCCGACAACGTGCCGTAGAACTCAATATTCGGCGGCTGGTACTGCGCCAAGTTGAGAGCATACGTACCTGCCGCGACGCTCGTCACGCTGATGCCCGTCGTGCCGCCCAGCGCCGTGTCGATGATCGTCCAGTCGTTGTTGACTGGCGTCGCCCATGTGCTGTTGTAGTCGCCGGCGGCGGGGCGTTCTATGGATTTATTCGGAGTAAAAGTTGAGGCCATTACAGGTGCTCCTGCGCAATGTCAAGAGCCTTGACTATAACTGAGTCCGGCACGTTCAGCAGGGGTTTTGTGGTCTGATCGGTTGCTTTTTTCGCTTTTTTCCAGCTACTTACCAATCGATCCACCAAGGAGTCGATATCGACTTTGCCGCCGGATGCGCGTTCAATCAAATCGCCGTCTCGGTTCGCGTTGATTGCGGCTGGTACGCCGGCCGCTGCTGCGTTTGTTACTGTGTCAGTTAAACCTTTAATCGCCGGAGAATTGTTCCATCCAGTGACGGCTTTAACTACTTTCGGATTTTCGACCAATTGACGCCCAATCAAAGGTAACCCAGCGCCAGCAATTGCTACCTTTGCGGCTTCTTTGGGGTCGCCGTGAAGGATCTCATCACCACCCCCAGCAACTGCCCCCATAGCAGCCATCCCAGCCAAGCGGCGGGCAGTACCTGAATTAGGATTATTAGGCGCCAGAACATTTTTTCCTGCCTTCGCTAAATTGACTAGCGTTTGATCGCCTTGACCGTAAAGCGATTGATTGCGGTTTGACTTCGTATTGATCTGTGTGAGTAATTTTGCAGGGCTAATATCGCCAGTCGCCGGATCTACTGCGCCTTCGATTTGTTTCATCGCGCGATATTGTTTGCGAGCCGTGGCTAATGCGGATTGATCGTCTGATCCCGCTGATCTTTGCAAAGCATCATCAAGCGCTTCTCCCACTTCATGCATAACCGGCGCGTATTTTGGATTCTTAGAAAGCGCTCCAATATTCGATTGCAATTTTTGATAAACCCTACCGGGAATAACGCCGTTATTGTTCGCCGCAGATTCCACAATATTGTTCAAATTTGCTTTGAAAGGACCCATGTCGTCTGCCGTCAACGTGGTGGGCGCTTCTTTTTCAATGCGCGCCAATTCCGACTCTAAGTGGTCGTCATATTGAATCGGATTGCGATCTGCCACGTCGTTCATAACGCCTTTGATCGCTTGACGACCGTTATTTAGCGTAGCGTCGTCTGCTGCCGTCACGGCAGGATCATGAATTCCCATCGTTTTCAACACTGCGCGGTTAAACGCTTTTCCTTGTTCTTCGGGGAATGCCGACGCGCCAATAAGCGGATTATCAGCAATAATGTTTTTCAATGTTTGCGCTACGCGACTGCCGGTTTGCTGCGCAAGATCTAAAGGGACACCGGCATTTTGAAGCGCATCAACGGCTTTTTTACCGGCATCGCTCAAAGCGCTTTTGAGTGGTTGCGCGATAAAGCTCAATGCCTTTCCGAACAATTCGCCGCCTGCGCCACCAGCGGCCCCGAGTGCCGCATTAGTTCCCCGGCTTTCGTCCGAGGAAACAGGCTGCGCGCCGCTAAATATTGCACCGCTCCCCGCAGCGTTAGCGAGCGCGCTCAATTTCGGATATGCCGACGCAAATTTGGCAGGGAGCATTTCTGGAACTGCTGCGATCTGCGCGGCGCCGCCTGCAATATCCCCTGCCATGCCAGCGCCGGTATGCATCAATGGTTCATCAAGGGATTTGGAATCGTCGGCGTCCTTTTGAATCTGGCGCATTTTTTCATCAGGTACGATGCCCATAGCGTGACCGAGTGATGCGCCTAACTGGTAAATCCCTCGCCCCGTATCAACCATGGATTTGCCAACGCCAGCGGTAAACTTTTCGCCAGTTGACATTCCTTCTGTGGGATCGTGCGCGGGCGCATCAGCACCGTTCAATTGAGCCAATATATGCGGGTCTGTCACTTCTTTCGGGCCGCTGGTATCGGTCGCGTTCAACTGCGCAAGCAACGACGGATCGGTTATCTCATTCGGCATACCATTTACCGTCGCGTTGCGTGTAAGTTTTGCCGCCAATCACTTTCGTTACTCCGCTGGATTGCTGCCCCGGCCGCGCAGGCGGTCGCAAAGTCTGGCCTAGCGCGTTCTCAATGTAATTTGCTCGAGGCATTTGATCTTCAATGGCGCCGGGAACCTTGGAAGGATCTGCGCCTCTGCGAATTGCCTCAATCGCGGTATTGCCCGCTTGCAAATCGTAGCTGTTGCCAGCTTTACCATACGCGACCAAAGCCTTCGCGACTGCCAGCGGCTGGTCAATGTTGGGATTGGCGTGCTCCATCAACATCAACAATTCTTGCTGGCGCACGGCTTGATCGGAACCTAGTAATTGCTTAGAGCCGCCGACGCCTAGCTGCATTAAGAACTTATTGACTTCTTCCATATTGACAAGGCCATCCGGCGGCGTGCCGAAAACCGTGGTTCTTAATTCCGCCAACGCCTTATAAGCCTTAGACCGGGGGCCAAATTCGTTCGGATCGGCTTCAGTCAGTTTCTTTTCCAACTGCGAATAAATTGCGTTGTTGCGCGCGGCTTGTTCCACTTGGGATTTCAGCGGCGCCAACGCTTCGTTTGTCATCTTGACGTTCGTCTGCGCCTGATCGGTACGCGCGGCCAATGTCGATTGATCCGTGGCGGCCGGAAGCGGCGGCAATTTCGGGATCGCGTCAAGGTCCACTCCCGGCAGGAGCTTTGTAGACGTTGCTTTGGCAGTCGCCGTCGTCGGCGTGGTCGTCATTGGCGCTTGCGTCGTTGCCGAAAGCCGCGCACCTTGCGGCGCGGGCGGTCCCTGCGATCCGGTGTCGCTCGCATCCGGCGGCGGCAATCCGGTCAAATGCGCGGCGTAGGCTTCTGGGCTTTTGAATGGCTTACCGGTCGTCGGGTCAGGTACTTGTGTATAAGTCGCTTGCGGCAAACCTGCGCCTGTGACCATCGGCGAGTTCGCTTCCTTAAGCGCCGCCATGTATTTTTCCGACTTCTGCTGCGGCGACAGCAATTCCGTCGGCGAACCGATCTGCGCTTTACCGGTGCGCTGATTGATGCCGTCCTTGTATTCGTCGCCGGTCCATTGACGGAGCGCGTTCAACTTGATGAGTGCCGCAGTCTGCTGCTGTTCGGGCAACGACTTGTCAGTGGCCTTAGAATACGCATCGTCAAATTCGTTCTGCGCGCTCATCTGGTTCGTGAACTGTTGCTTCTGAATACGGATCTGGCGTTCTTTTTCCGCTGCGTCGGCGTAATGAGTGCCCAACGCCTTATCCGCTTCGGTCAATGACCCAATTCGATCCGCTTCATTGCCAACATAAGGCTGCGTTGCGTACTTATTGCGAAAATACTGATCAATCTTTTGCGCCGACAACGCCGCCGTGTCTGGATTGTCTTGCGGCGCCACCGTCGCGGGCGCGCTTGCTTCACTCGGTTGTTGCGATTGTTGCAGTGACCTTCGCGCCATGCCAATCGCATCGGTTTGCAACCCCGCCTTCGCCGCCGCCACCGTATTCGCGATCTGCCGCGCCCGCGTCTCCGCCTGCGTATTCTGCGTATCCGCGATCCCCTGCTGCGTCGGCACGTAGGAATTCGCCGCCGCACCGAGTCCTGACGCTAACGCGACGCCCAGATGCTTGGTTGGCGCCGTGCCCATCGCTGCGATGCCGGACAGCGCGGGCAGTACGTAGCCCTTGTTCGATTCCCACCAGCCCTTGAGGCCACCCGACTGCGGCGGCGTCACATCCGGGTCCGCATCGTCCGGCGAGCCGCCATCGGCAAATTTCGCGCGAATCAAGCCGCCGCGCTTCGCCGCTTCGTTGCTGAATACGGACGCCGCCGTGCTGCCCCAGGAATCTGGGTTCGACATGGCAGTCACGTCTTGCAGGCCGGTCGGGATCTTCTGCAACGGTCCCGCCGTCTGCAACTTGCGCGTGTTCTGCGTGTCGGGGATGTCCATGCCGCTGTCGGAGTAAGGCGCACCCGAATTCGGGTCGGAATACGGCGTGCCGCCGGTATCGTACCCCTTGATCTTGCCACCGCGCTTTGCCGCAACGACCGCTGCCGCTGCGGCATCCGCCAGCGCGTATTCAGCCGCCAGAGTCACCGCCGCATCGGTGCCCGCGCCGGCCGCTGCCGTGCCCGCTGCGCCGACGGCGGCGCCTGCCGCTGCGTCTGCCCCGGCCCCTGCTGCGGCCGTTCCTGCGGCATCTGCGGCGGCGCCAGTGGCCGCATCGGTTGCTGCCGGGGCGGCGGCATCGGCTGCGGAGCTCTCAACGGCTGGCGCGGAAGCGTCTACGGCGCTTGTATCGGCGCCCGCCAATCCAGCGGGCTGCGGCGGACCCACCAACGTATCCGTGGCGTTGGTATCGACGCCTTGGTTTGCGGCGTTCGCGGCTTGCGGCTGGTTGGGGTTGACCTTCTTGTATAGGTTGTAGCCCTTCTGCGCCAAACCAATCGTTTGCGACAGATTGCTTGATCCGCTGCTGGTCGGCGTCGGCGAGCCTTGCGCAACCGCCAATTGGGACGAACCGCCCTGATTCGGCACGTTCAGCCCCTGCTGCTGCTTGCGCTGGTTCGCGTACATGCCTTCCTGCGCGTTCACCAGCGCCGCGTAGTCATCCGGCGAGCCGCCCGTATCCAAACCCTGCCGCCCACCGCGCGCCGCTTGGGGCGGTCCTACGAGCGTTTCGGAGGCGTTCGTATCGGTGCCTTCGTCGTGCGCGGGAACCAGCCCCGGCTTGCGCGCGGACGGCTTGCTCACTTCGCGATACAGTTCGTTGCCTTTACCGGCGAGGCCCATCACGTTGGAGACGTTCTGGATGCCCGTCGGCGGCTGCCTCACGCCGCCCTCCGCTTGCACCAAATGCGGTGTCGCCAAATTCGCCGCTGGCACGCGCCCCGCGCCGCCGTACACTCCTGCGCCGGGTGCGCCGCCGTACACTCCTGCGCCGCCTGATTCCGGCGCGTACATTTTCGACTGCGCTTCCAAAATCGCTTGCATGTCACCGGGGCTGACAATCGACGGGCCGCCGCCAGCCTTCGCTTGACGGAACGGGATCAATCCGCCCGCGTAGAACTTGCCACGGTTCGCGGCCTCGTCAGTCGCTTTGCCGTAATCGACGGTCTTGTAGCCAGACGCCAAACCGACCGCATCGGGGTGTTTCTTCTCGACTTTCTGCGCGATCAAACCGATGTGCGTGCGCGGATCGCCGTGCATCTTGTAGGAGTAGATTTCTTGGCCGTCGTACAGTTTGCCGATGCGCTTGATGTCGTGTTTCAGTCGCTTGTCGGAGAAGAAACCGCCAGGTTGCGTGGTGGTCGTTGTAGAACCGGACAACGCGCCAGTGCCCTCCGCGATGTTCGCCAAGAACTGATCGACCTGAAACGGATACGACTGTTGCTGCAAGAACTGATTGTATTGCGCCGTGTCTTGCGCTTGCTGCGTCTGCTGCTCGACGGTGCCCGCCGACAATTGCGCGTTCGCGCCTTGCAATCCGGCGGTTTGCGCGCCGCTGCCAAGCGATGCGAGTTCGGACGCGGTATTGGCGCCCTCCCCGTATTGCGTTGATCCGATGGATGCCAATTCGCTGCCAGCGCTACCGAGCGCAGCGCGGTTCGCTTGTTGCGCGGAGAGATTCACGCCCTGCTGCTGCTGCGCCGTCGATAGCGCGTTGTTGTAGCCCGTGTTTAGCAATCCAGAATAGATGTTAGCGTTGGCAAGATTTTGCTGCTGCTCAAGATTCGCCGCCGCAAGTCCCGTGCGGTCGCCACCGAATGCGCCGCTTTGAATTGCCGTGCCCAATTGTCCGGCCTGCTGCTGCTGATTGTTCTGATTGAGCAGCGCGGATTCGGAACCGACGACATCTTGCAAGTACGGCGACATGTACTGGTTAATCTGCGCGCCCGTCAACGGATCGGCATTGACCTGCTCAGCCGATGCGCCCGCGAGTCCCAATGCCGCCTGATTGGTCGCGGTCGTGCCTGCCTGCGCGTCGCCTAGCGTACTGGTCGCCGCGCCATAGTAGGGCTGCGCTTCGTTGGCGGCCGTGTTGGTCGCCGTGATGCCGGTCTGCTGCTGGTTGTTGATCGGCGCGACGAAGCTGCCGGTGTTGCCCGTGGAATAGTCGGGCGCGACCGACGTGCCCGATCCGCCGTAGGTTTGGAACGGGGTTTGCGCGGTTTGCGTTGCTGCCGAATTGACGGCGGCGTATTGGGCAAGGACCTGTGGCGGAATTTGCACCTGCTGCGTCGATTGCGCGGTTTTTCCTCCCACGGTTATTTATCCTTATCCAGAGGTATTTCAGCTTTATTTTTCAAAATTCCCTCTTTTATTTTTTTACCAATGTCTTTGTCTGTTCCTTTGGCGCGTCGTTTTGCCCAAAGAGCGAGAGAATTGGCAACAATCTTTGCGCGTGTTTCTTCGCTCACTTTTTTGCCAAGATTAGCTTCGCGCAATTTTTGTTTGTGCGCTTCGCTTTTGGGCTTTCGCATGCGAATCTTCGTTTCTTCGGATTTTGGCCTACCGCGTTGTGGGGCAGATATTTTCTCTATCGTCTCTGCGGAATGCGTCCGTCCCTTAAATGTTGGATTTGCCAATCTAATTGCTCTAAGTTTAGCAATAAGTTCCAGACTACGTTTCTTTCCGCGACTGAGCGCAGCAAGCCTTTCAACTAATTCGCGCGGTTTCTTTTTCCCTAAACTTTTCTTATTACCCATAGCGGCAACAGACATCTTCTTTTTAGTTTCCGCAGATGGTTTTCGCCCTTTCATACGTTCCGAATTCGCTTGTTTCCATTCTTCCGTGTGCTTTCTTCCTGACGGCCCGTCGCCACCATTAGTCAAATTCACAAGATCAGCGCCATCATTTTTCCAGAACGCAATTCTTTCGATTTCTTTCGCAAACGCTTCTTCTTCGGTAATCCCCTCCGCAATAATCTTAATTTCAACCGCAGTTCCAAGCGCCGACAGCTTTGCAGTCAAGAATTTGTGCCAACGGTTACGCCCGCGACGCATGTCATAAGCGCGGCGACCGTGCCCTTTGCCGACATAGAAACATTCACCGCGATCAGTGCGCCAGTGTTCGTAAACGTAGAATTTGTTATTCACCGAATTACCTCATGGCCGCCGGTCGCCGTCTTGTACAAAAAGTAAGCACCCGCTGGCGCTCCGAAAATCCTCTCGTACAACCGCACTTTTGCCTTCGTGCGCTCTGAACTGCAAATTCCGATAAGCAAAGGCAAATTCAAACGGTCCGCGACGCGCTTGCTAAACTCACATAATTGTCGCGCCCTGCCGCCCTTCGCCGCGCGAAATTCCGGCGCCACAAATACGATTTTTTCTTCGACGCAAAGTTGCTCGCTATAGTAAACCGTGCCAATGCGCAAAATGACAATGCCTTCTGGCTTGCCACCAGGTTCGCCGATCACGCCGCAAATGCCGTGGTCTTGATTTACTGCCGGCCATACTTCGTTGAGGATCAGCTCAACTTTCGCCGGCATAAACGAATTCTCTTGCGCGCCCGCGATTGCCATCGCCATGACGGCATCTAAGTCGTCGGGAGTCGCTACGCGGACTTGAAGGTTGGCGTCCATTCAATCCTTTTTTGGCGGCGCCAGTTTTTTAAGCGTATGCACAAGTTCTTTACGCATCCGTGTCATGAATGCATCCAGCACTTTATGCCCCGTTTCCAAATCGCCGCCGCCGACCCATCGAACTTCGTCAGGCGTGAGTACGTATTCACCGCCAGCCGCAACAATCGGAACACCCGCGTCGTCGCCGTGAGATGCGCCGCCGCTTTTTGAGCCGTAAGGGCCTTTGCCTTGTCCGTATACGCCCGAGCCGCCGCCGTAAGGACCGCCCTCGTGACCGTATGGCTCTGCGCCTTGACCGCGCGGCACACCCGAAAACATGCGTTTCAGATGCTTGAAACCGGCCATTGTGTTGCCCTCACCGAGTCCTGAGACGCAATCGGCGGTCAGCACATAGGACCCACTTGGCACATGCATGGGCAGATGATCGGTGCGACCCGCGACGGTGCTGTGGATCGGTCCTGTGTGCAGTTTGTGGACTCCCTTCGGCTTCTTGACGTGCAAATGCCCCCCGCCCTCGCGCGGAGTACGCGCAATGTGCAGTGCGGATGTTGCTGCGTCGCTCATGAAAAACTCACGGTCAAGGTCTGCCCAGTTCCGGGCGTTACGAGAATACCAAAATTCGCTGGTAAATTCACCACATATGGTGTAGTGCCAACCGCTGCGGGAATCACGTACAGGGGCTTGGTCGTCGTGCCGAGCACCGCCGAGTCGTAAATTGTCCCCGTACCCGATCCCGCAACGACGACGGACACCGATGCGACGCGTCCGGCGGACGCCTTGATGACGGTGGGCGTCGTGATCGCTTGCGCGACGGTCTGCCCGTTGACGTTTAGATACGCCTGCGTCGCGGCGTTCAGCGCGGTCACGATATTTTTGATCGCTGAGAGTACGTCGGATGTGGATGCTGACATCAGAATTTCCCATCCGGCGCGTAACGGTAGCGGATGTTGCCGATGCGCCAGAAACTGCCCAAATCGGAGGATTCAATGCGAATGGACACGAGGCGCCCGCGTAATCGCGTGTTGAAATACTTGGTCGCTTGCGTGACGGTGTAAGGGCCGTAAACCACGGGCGTATCGCCGGGGTATCCGACCACGTAGAACGAAATCGCAAGCGTCGCCGTCTGCGGTTGCCCGTACAGGCCCCATTTAAAATCCGGCCACACAAGGTCAATGAACGATTTCAAATCGCCTTCGTTGATCGCGTAGTAGCCGCTTTGGAAATACGAGGTCATCGGCTGTCCGGCCGCGTCGTTGGAAGTCTCGTGCTGGTACAGCGTCAGTGCGTTCGGGTCCGCGCCAATCGGAGGTCCTAGCACCGATTGATCGACCCATGCAGTGCGCGCCAACGTGCCGTAGTCCCACGCGCCGAGTTCGGTATTGTATTTGACGTAAGAATCCACTTCGCCGCCGCCCGACGCGGACGGGTAGAACCACTGGATCTCGTTGAATCGGCTGTTCACGGCGACGCGGATCTTGTACAGATTCGGCATGCTCAGGTTCTGATATACAACGTCCCAGACCGGGCATTGCAAAGTCTGCACGCCATCTGACGACAGAATGAAAAACTGCGATGGCCCCATCCAGTAGTAAATGCCGTTCGCCGCCGCTGCCGCTTTGCGTGCAATGAGGCCGCAGCCGGTGCCGATCTCGTTGAAGCTGTACACGTAAGGCGGCCCGATGTACTGCATGCTCCAGCAGTCAATGTCGGTCCAGATGATGCCTTGTTGCGGCCCTTGGACGGCGCCGACGATGCGCGAGCCTTTCGGAATGCGGTAAGATCCGGCCTGGTTCGTGACCAGCGCAATCCACTGGTTGTAATTGCCGACATCGCACCAGTTGATCAGCAACGGGTCTTGGATGCCGGTCTGAGTCGATCCCCACGCGATAATCTGCCGCTGCGGCATCGCGACCATCACGCCGTCGTTCACCGTGGGTGCGTTCGGAATCACGGTCGCGGATTGCAATCCAGGCGTCCATTGGTAAATCGGCTGATACGGGGTGATCTGATTGGTTTCGACCGCGCAACCGATTAGCACTTGGCCGAAGTTGTCCAGCGTCCAATCGACCGCCGGGATGGGCGTGCCGGTCGCGGGCGCAACGCCAGATCCTGATCCATAGCCGCCAGAGCCATACGCGCCGACGCCGTAGCCCGTGCCCGATGAGATGGCGCCCTTGCCGATGTTGTAGATGAAGCCCACGTTGTTGTTGTTCATCGTGACTGAAGTCGATGCGGACGGGATGCCGCCCACCAGAATCGTGAAATTGTTGGCATCCACCAACGACTGCACGATGTAATTGCCGTAGATTGTGACCCCGCCGATGACCGTTGGCGTCAGCACGGCAAACGTCGTGCCGACCGCATAGGTGTAATTCGGCAGATTGACGTTCACCGAGTTCGTGCCCGACGTGCTGGTGAATACCGGAAGCTGGAAGTTGCCCGTTGTGCTGGTGGCGGGAAACGGATTTCCCAATTGATCCACCGAAAAAATATGGTACACGTTGGGCGCAATGTAGCCATCGGTGTCAATCGCGTATTGCCCAAACAGCACCACGCCGCCGATGCTCACTTGGGTCGTGATAAACACGGTGTCGTAGCTCGTCAATCCCGTAACCAAGATGTCTGTGATCGTGATGAGATTGCTTCCAGCCGTGACCGCAAATTGCGTGTTGACCTCGTTCGCGACGGTGTAATGCGGGGTGATGTCTGTGAGCATGCCGTCCGTAATAGCGGCCAATTGCGCGTTGCCGGTGGTGGCGTTCGTTTCGGTGCCCACGGCAAGCCATGAATTGTCGTTCAGATCCTCCCATGCCCACAGTGCTCGGATGATGGACGAGAATACCGTCGGCACCCATTGCGTCCAGCCGCCCAATTTCGCGACGAGATTCCAGCCGCCCGCGTCGTAAAAAAACCGGATCAACTGCGATTGAAAGATCCCGCCGTTCTCGTTCTGGGCTTGGGTTTCTTGGGAGTTGACGCCGCCAGGCGCTAGCTTGAATGACGCATGAGGCACGGGTTACCTCGTCGGCGTCGCCGAGGCCGGCGTCGAATAGCTGCTCCAGCCAGAGCCTTGGAACTTGCGATTGTTCTCGTCGGGGATCGCAATCGCTCGAGCGGCTTGGTACTGTTTCTCGTAGGTCTGACCCATGTCCGGCGAATCGCTGACCGCGCTGAAATTGCGCTGGTACATGGTGATGTAGATCATGCTCGCAAGGATCAGCATGTCGGGGTAGTACGCGCTGATATACGTGTACGACGTATCGGCGACACCCGCAACCGCGTATTGGTACAGCGACGGCGAACGGCTGCTGCCCGTGATACGCACGGTGTAGCCGTAGTTTGGGGGCGGCCCGAACAGCACGTTGTTGTATGTATCCTGCCCATCCTCCCAGTTGTCGCCGTACATCGCGAAATACTGCGGCGGGCCGGATGCGGTGAGGCCGCCGTAGCAGTTCTGGATGAATTCTTTGCTGACGGGAAGCAACGGCTGCGCGACGTACACTTGAGTGCCGTTGCCTTGCACGATTTCGACCGTTTGCACGGTGAAAAAATCATCGACCGGAATCGACAAAATCGGATTGCCGGCCGTGAGCGTATAAGTGTTGGACGACTGAGACGACAGGAAATTCAAGTCCCGCTGAATCCGCAGTTCCGCGTAATTCAGCATCTGCGGCAAGATTGTGTTGGGACCGTTGTTGACGAACGCCCACACGCCGTTGGTTTCGGCGGTCTGCTCGACCGCCAAGACGCCCATTTGCTGCACGTAGGCGTTGTAACTCAGCGGATTGGTGGCTGGCGTACTCATTTGAGCGAATACGTGATGGTCCAACCGGGCGGCAAGCCCTTGAACCCGGACGCCGGGAACGAAGTGTTGCTCAGCGCGATGCCGAGCGGCAGCGTACTCAATTGCTGCAATTGCAGCGTCATCGTGCCGCTGCCTGCGGTGAGCGCCGACGCGCCCGTCAAGATCGTGCCGCCGACGTTCAGCACGCAAAGCGCCGTCGGGCTATTCGTCGCAGGCTGCACAATCGCAGGCAAGCCCGTGATGGTTGCGATGTTGGTGTTTGATATGCCAAGCAGCGCGGTAATCGCCGTCAACGTACAGGCGCTGCCCGTGATGTCGTAATTGATGTTGCCCGTGACAGTGCCAATGCAGCCGGTCAACGTGCCCAAAAAATACCCGCTGATCGCGGACGCCGGATTGACGACGACTAGGTTCGCAATGGATTGCGCGGTAATGCGCACCGATGAGCCAGCCTGCACCGCCTCCAACTGTTCGGAGCCGGTGAGGCCGATAGCCTGCGGCAATTGCGTGATGGTGGCGTTTGCCACTACGGCCCGACCTCTTGCTCAAGGAATTCGGTGCCATCTTCAAGCAGAATGGAGCCGGTATTTTCCTCCAGTTCAAATTCGTAGGTCACCGGGGCCGTGCCGCACGACTCCACGCGCATGTATCCGGTGTTGTTCTCCAGATAGAAAAACCCGGTGGAATTCTCCAGCGCAAAAACGCAAGCGGCGGTGGCTATTTGGTTCAAGAGCGGTCCGTAAATCTTCGGTATCTGTACGTAACCGTATGGTAAACCAATCTTGGTTGTGATAATGCGAGAATTTGGCAATAGCAAGGGGGCGGCGCCGACCGACGAATAGGTCATGTAGGTGAACGCCGTCGCGCTGGTCACGATCACGCTGTACATGCCGTCCGCCGAATTGTCCGCCAAGCCCTCAATTGACACTTGCCCGTTGGTCGATAACCCATGCGGCGCGGAACACGTCACCGTGACAGTCGCCGTGCCGTTGGAAATTACCGACAGGACCGACAGCGCCGTTCCGAACGCTAACGGAATGGTCTGCACGGTGATCGCGTTCTGATTCTCGCCCGTCGGTCGCCCAAACGGCAACGTCGTGCGATTCTCGCAATCCTCCGTCGTTCTAAGCGTGGTTCCGGGAATCGGTATGCCTCGAGTGCGGTCGTAGACCGGCGGCGCCGAGACCGCACGGTAATCGGTTTCGGCGGTGACAAAATCTTCCGGGCGCGGCAGGTATACCGGCACGGGATCAGCCGGGAGCGTGATCGCGCGAAGTTGCTCTTGCGGTACGTCGTAACACGACGCGCAGACGAAAATGTACAACGGCAAAAGCTGCGCGCCGCGCCATTCAAACTGGTTTCTCAGTTGGTCGCGGTTGTACCAAATACCGCAGCGGTCGCAGACGGCAAACGCGCGTGGTGATCGGCTACTAGTTCGGGCGCGGCCTGATATGGATGCATAGGCCATGCGTCACCGGAAGTAATTGCCAGTGGTCGGTGCGATGTACACGGACCCGGATTCAACGTTCTGTTTGCTGGCAATCGCCCATGCCTCGTCCGCAAGCGGTTTTAAGATCGGCGCTTGGCTCGGCGCCCACGACAGGGCCAAGCGATACGCCAGCGCAAATGCGAAGGCATCCCAGAAATAGTACGGAATCTCCAAACTCTGCCCGTTGGCAAGGTTCGCATCCTGCGTTTGCCGCAGTCGGTAATACTTGAACGATGCTTGCTGGCCGTTCGGCGTCTGGTACAGCGTGACCGTTGGCGCTAGCAACCGGTCGAACCAGAACACGGTCGGTGCGCCTTGCTCTTCCTTGTTGGAATAGCTTGCGTATTCCGTGCGGCTGATCGGCATCATGATGCGGTCGATTTCGGTCGCGCCGTTGTTGATCGTGTAATAGCCGTCCAGCATCACGATGGTATTGGACGGCACGGAATACGTCGCTTGGCCTTGGATGAGCGGGATGACTTGCAGATCGACCTGCCAGAGATTGACGCCATCCGAACTCCACCGACCAAGGATCATATTGCACGCCATGCGAGCGGTTTCAAAATGCTGCTGCGTCAGTGCCGTGTTGCGAATCCCGCAGAGCCCGTAGGCGTACAGCACCGTCTCGCCCATGGAGGGCGCGAATCCGTAGGTTCCTGACGTATTCATGATATTAGCGGCGGCTACACTCATAGCGGATGGACCCATGACCGGAGGGCTGATTGTAGCATTTACAGGGCATACCACAACGCCCAAGGACTCGTCAACCGGGGCGCCGACGGCTGAGAACAAATCGGGCAATTCGTCGTAATTGCAGGTGCCTTGACCCACCACAACGCCGCCCGTGACGGCCACATCGGGGAGTTCCGTTGCGGCCGCTATGCCGATTTCGGGGAAGATGCCAATCGCAAGCGGCGTGTCGAAGCTCTCCGTGATGATGGCGCTGCCGTAAACCGGCGCTATGATGTTGCCGACGGCCGCCGCAACGTCGTTTAACTCTGTGCCGTCGCCTTCGCCGTAGGCCACGAAACTACCAACACCTGCCGATACGTCGCTGAGTTCGATGGGCGTGCCGCTGCCGAAAAACACCGGACTGCCGACCGCTGCCGACACATCGCCGAGCTCGGTCGGGGTCCCCGCGCCAAAACCGCCAATGCCGGCCACGCTGCTCGCCACGTCGCCGGTTTCGGTCGCCGCCGCAGTTCCGGTGATCGCAAGGATTGTGTAGCCGTTGTACTCAAACGCTTGAAACTGGTTGAGGTTAAATGGTGCAGCGGTTCCAGGCCCTAAGTTGAACGGACTCAGACTACTAGTTTGCAGGAGCGTGCCGGTGTTGGCGTTCGGAACGTCGCCCGGTTCCGTAATGGACGCGGAACCATTGATCGCGCTTGGCGGAATGTATTGCGTGGTGCGCGGGCTAGAGCGGAATTTGTTGGCTCGGTATTGCGGCCCGAACAGCAACACATTCAGACCGCTCAGTCCCGGCAATCCGGTATTGCCGCCCGCTGCGTTCGGCGTATCGCCGAGTTCCGTTGGCGTCCCAGTGCCAGTGACCGATGTCAGCGCAATGACAACGGAATTGCGTACATCTCGCCGGAATTTGTTAGCGCGATACTGCGGCCCGAATGCCAGCACATTGAGTGCGCTCATGCCCGCAGGCGTTCCCGCGATTCCCGATGCATTGGCAGAATCGCCGGTCTCAGACGGCGATCCCGTGCCATTAGAAGTGCCGGCGATGACCGCGTTGCTGCGAACGGAACTTTGAAACTTGCTGAATCGCGACTGCGGCCCAGTCTGAATCGCCGTCAATGCGCTCACGACAGGCGCAAACGACGCGCCGCCGACAGCCGACGACGTGTCGGACTGCTCAGTCGGCGTCGCAATGCCGTTATCCGGCGGTTGCTGGCTGTACCGAAACGCCCTCAATGCGTTGCGGTTAAAAGGCGCTTGGCCTGTCAGCGCCATCTACATCTCCGATTAGCCGGGGCCTAAGTTTTGGAAGCTCAACGATGAAACCGAAGGGGTATTTCCGGACGGGCCAAAAAAACTGTCAAGTGACACTAATGCGCTACTGCCTGCGGGCGATGCCGCCGTCCAACTAGGCGTGTAGGTTGCGCTGCTGCTAATCACATAGTATGCCAAAGCAGGGACATAGCCTCCAGTATCTAAATTTTCTTGACCGATAATCGTAAAACCACTTGATTCCGTCAGCGTCGGCGATACCGCGCTCCCGTTAACGCCAGTAACGAAACATGAAAGCAATAACGCGCCCGTCGCGGGCGGCGACACAGCAAGGCTCGTGCTGTACGGGGAAGCGGAGGAATACTGATACGCCGTATCGTTTGTCGCGACGTAAAACCCACTCGTTGCGGCATTTTTGGCTTCTATCAGTGCAGCAAACACCGTGGCAGCGCCGCTCATTACGATATTGGCTTGATGAGAAGCTCCCCCTGTACCGTTCGCACAGTACCAACGCTCTAAACCGAAATTCGTCCCTGCATCGTAAATTCTTGTGAGGTGCGTGTACGTATTGCTAAACGTATCAGTTACCGATGTAACGGTAAGATTTCCAGCAAAAGCTGCCGCAACGATAAACCCGCTTCCTGTAGTCGTGGCAGAAGCGGTTGCCGCCGTGCTAAAAGTCGTGGTGGCTGCGCCATTGATCTGCCCAAACGTTCCAATTTGGCCTATTGAAATTGTCATTAGGTGTACGTCCAGTTAGTGATGTCAATGTTGGCCCCGCTTCCAGTTCCGGCTGTGAATCCCACATAAGCCGAGTTCGCACCCACGTCGGTCGTAATGTTGACGCCAGTGAAGCTGTGCGAAAATGTCGAAAGGGTCGTTAGATCCTCAAGCGCAACAGTGAGCGTCGTTCCACTGTAAGAAACCGTCACTTGAATAAGATGACCGCTTTGCAACGTGATGCCGGTTATCGTGGTGTCCGATCCTGTAGGTGACACGCCATTCGTATACAACCCGGTGCCATTGCTTCCGGCGTTAATGCTCACGGCTACGCTATTGAGAATCCCTCCTGTTGTTCCCGTTCCTGTCCCTGGCGCCACCGGACCGTACCCCATTGGGCCGCCGCCGCCCCCAAGAGTAGTCGGGCCGCCGCTCACATAGACATTATTCCCCGGCGTCGATGTTGATGGGAGATAATTTTGAAGAACGAAGCATAGGCCGTGATCCGAGGTTGAATCAGAATCACTGGAAACCTGCATAGTAAAAATCGAGGTCCACGACGATTGCACATTGACGGGGACCGCCCACCACATTGCACCTGCCGCAATCGAATGCGGAGTTTGTCCCGTCGAAACAAGTCGAATCACTGATCCGTTGTAGATAGCGTTCCCGCAAATGATGACGCCATCACCAGACGCAAACCCACTGGGAAAGTTGACGATGTTAGCGGTTCCGATCCAATACGATGACTCACCTATATAACTGTCGGTGTATCCCGATTGAATCGCCACCGCTTGCAACACGGTATTCGCACTGATGGTGATCGCGCCGGTATATTGCGTGGAGGCACTCGTCGGCAGTAGGCCGTTCGTCGTGTAATAACAGGTCGAACCGCTCGGATAGCTGATCGTCACCGTTTGGGTCGAAGCGTATTCGCCGGATGCCACGCTGAAAGTCGGCGTCGCTAAACGAGTGTTGTAGCCGGTGGAAAACGTCCAACTGTTGATGGCTAATTGATCTGGATTGACGAGTGAGACGCACCCGTCCGTGAATCCGATGTAAGCGTTATTCGTCGCGGCAATGCTGCCGTTTGAATTAAGGACGGGCGGAATGTTGACCGGCCACACATACCGGGCCTGCGCATTTGTCGTTGTGTCTAGTATGACCGCCGTCCAATATGTGCCATCATAGACGATGTTCACTTGGAACACGTGTCCGCTAAATAAATTTATTCCGTTTGGTTGAAGATCGTTCGCGCCAACAAGCCCAGAAAACGGGCCTCCATTGTAATAAAGTCCTGTAAAACTGGGTTGCTCGGTGCCCGCAGCAAAGTTTGCGATTCCGTTCCCGGAAATATCAAACTTCATGCCTACGCTATTGGTGACCCAGCTATAAGCCGGATTCGTTGGCGGTGCATATGCTCCAAATCCGCAACCATTTGCATCTGCTTGCGCAGAAAGACCAACATACCCCGAAGGACCCGGCGGACTTACCGAATTCTGCACGGCAAACGTAAACCCTTGCGCCGGACCCACGGTGGAATTTGTCAAGATCTGAAACGTGAATTGTGTCGTGAACGCTGATACATTTTGTTGTGTTGTGTACCACACGCTGCCAGCGCTATGGCCCGCTTGCGGGCCACTGTAACTGTTCAGCACATACTGCGAACCGATTACCTGCGGGTAAGTACCGAAACCGCCCGTCGTGTGAATCGTGCTTGGGTTCGATGAAAAGTCGGCGTAGCTAAACACCTGCGTCGCGCCGCCCGGACTGTTGCCTACTCCAACCGGCGTATCGAAAAATTCCGTATACGCCAGAATTCCCGAAACAGACGAACCGAGCGGGTTATAAGATCGGTTCGTGGCTCCGAGCCAACTCATGGCCTAGGTGAGGTACGCCAGCTCGTACATCTCGCAGGTGATGCTGCCAGTCGTGACCGTCTGCAAGAACTGCAAGTCGATCACGAAGGACGACGAGGAATTGAATCCGGCGCTTGCGGCGAGCGAACCGACTGGAATGTTCAGCACGCCGTTACCGCCGCTGGCGTTCGCGGCAGCGCCAACGACCGCTTCGGACGCAAACGTGCCCTGACCCCAGATCGTCGCCGACGTGCCTGACCCGATGGAACGCACGACCAGATCAATGTCCAGCGACCACGGCACGTTGGTCTTGGCGACGACGTTCAAGTTCAGCGCGCCAGAACTAAATAGCGTGACGCTCTGCGTGGTGTTGACCAACGCAAACAGCGCCGTTCCTGGCGTTGTGACGACGTTGGAAATGATGCCCTTGGCCTTGACGCGAAAAGCGTCTCCGATCTTGAGCAAGTTGGCCGGGAAGGTGAACTGCGCTTGGCCGTTGAGCAATGACGACTGCGTGGTAGCGCCGGTCGAGAGAGTCGGGCCTGCCGCTTGCAGCGTGACCAGCGTTTGATTCCATGAGTTATTCGACATTTGCTTAACTACCTGTGTAAGTTATTGAATTAACTAAATATTTCAGGCACCCGTGGCCGTAATCGTGAAACTGCTAACTGAGATTGTCTCGGCAACCGTAAACCCGACGCCCGCCGCAAAATTGAGATCCGCGCCCGACGTGCCGACCGTGCCCTGGATGATGCAGGTCGTGCCCGCGCTTGACGTGCAAATGCGAAAATGCGTCGCGGTGCCGGTCACGCCCGCAGCGGCCGATGTGATCGTGCTAAACGTCAACACGCCGCCAGATGACACGCCGATGGGGTTAGAGAGAGGTAGCGACACCAAGATCGTGTTGCCGTCGCCGGTCGCGACGTTGGCGGGCGGCGTGCCGTTGTAAATCAGTAGGTATCCCGTCGAACCGACAGCGGTAATCAAGTCCGACATGCAAGTCGTTCGATGCGTTGTCGTGTACTGAAGGGACATAGCGTACTTCTCAGGTTAAAGTGGGATTGAATTTATTACAAAATGCTAGTTGCGTCAATGAAATAAGTGTGATATTTGCGCTCAAGTCGTGACTCCCGGTGACACGATCACGCTGCCTTGCAAGACTCGAGTCGAAACGCCCAGGGAATCCGTCAGAATCAAGTCGTACACGCCTTGGAACCAAGTGAAGTTCCCAGTGTCCGTGGCGTCAATCACGAGCGTAATTGTGCCTGCCGTGCCGCCCAGCGTGATGTCGCCCGCCGCGCCCGCGTCATAGAACAGCGTCGTTGATCCCGCAAAGGGGCGGATCTGCAACGCCGCCGTATATAGCGTCAAGTCAATCGGCGACGCCGACGAGCCCACAGCGCCGCAGCAGGGGTTGGACACCATTGTAAACACCGCCGTATACGTCGCGTATTGGTTGACGTAGAGGTTGTAAACCCCGGGCGTACCGGACGTGGAAACCGTCGCGCAATTGTTGCTTTCGCCGACGGTGACGCAATAGGCGGAGAGTGGCATTTACTTCTTCACACACGACATGGTTAAAATAAGATCCTGCGCGGCCTCGCGCCAAAATGTGATCGCGTGCGACAGGTATTCCTGATTGCGGCCAGCAAGGCTCTGATGCAGCGTGTAGTCATACGATACAGCCCAATGGCAGTTGTAGCCGTTCGGATTGTGCTCAATGTCCGTATGCGGCGCGTTTGCTTTCCGCCAAACCGGATCTAGATAACACACGCCGAACTCGCTAAACGGCTCCTTGTGCGTGGGGTCCCCGTAATATCGCGTTGAGCCCCAATGCGGCAAGATAACTTTTGCAACGCCTTTGACGGGCAATCCGGCGCTGTTGTATTCGACGGGGACCATCACGCGCCAAAGCTCATTGAAAAATTTGACGCGCTCCCACTTGTCGTTGAGGTTAGTCAGGTGCTCCAGTACGTGCGAGCAATGGACGGTCTCCACGCTGTTGTCGGCAAACGGCCACGGCGTCACGCGAAGGTCATGCACGACATCGACGCCGAGAAAGGCTATCGCGTCCATGCCGATATGGTCCTTGGCCTTGTTCGGGCCGCAGCCGATGTCTAGCGCGGGAATAATTGTCGGCAATTCTTGTACAACTGCATTCATTGATTGTTCCTTAATACATCGTGTCCGGCATTCCGAACTCACCTTTTAGGTCGTAATGTCCCGTTTTTACGCCACAATCAACGGCGCATCGGTATCCATGTTTCTTTGCATCCGCTGCGAAAACCAAGTCTTGCGTAGCTAAGCCCTCACCATTCGCGCCACGCTTTGTGCGAAACCACGGCCGCTCAAGTCGTTCGTCTTTGAACATCGCTAATCGAAACAAAGTCATTCCCATGCCAGTCCCATGGCATTCCACCAAACCGCCGTTTGGGTCCGGTGGCATAGGACGGAAATTGATTCCAGACTTGTCGTTGATGTCACCCCAAATTTGCGCGCAGCCGCCGCCGCTCACGGTGCCGGAACCATCGTTGCGCGGGATGCCCATGCCTTTTGTGAAATAAAGCGAACCGATCCATGCGAATTCTGGATGCTGTTCCATGCGCTCCACTAGCTTGATTACGCCATCTGCCGGAGGGGCGTTATCGTGTTCCAGCGTCAGTATGTATTCCCATTGCGAAAGTTCTGGATGCGCTAATACCGATTCAATGGCCCGCGAATATGCCTCGCCCACTTCATCGCCTAAAGCCATGATTTTTACGACGCCATTATTTGGCGGGAAGGCAAGATTCCACCAAGACAACACGCACTTGGCTGGCACGAGGTCGGCGGCCGGCAGTATCACGATTATCCTCTGCCGCTTCCACGACCCACCCCGCTGCAACCGCGATACAGTTTCCGGCATGTTCTGCGCGTGATGCCCCGACATGTCCGTCACGACCAGTTGCGGTTTAGCCATTATTTGACCCACGCGATGGCCGCCCCGTTGATGAGTTGTCCCAAGAATGACTCCACGGTGACCATGGACGCCGTATTACCGCCGCCAGTCCATGACGGGTTGTAAGTTCCGGGCGCGACGATTTGATAGGCAATTGCAAACACTGCTTGCGTCGGATAGGCAGTTGCGTTTCCATAGCTGTAAAGTATGGTAAATCCGGTCGATTCTGCAAACGAAATAGAAGCGAACGTCTCGGTTTGATACAACGACAACAGCAGCGCGCTGTTAACCGCTTCCGATCCAAGCGTAATTGCACCCGGCCTAAATGGTGATCCTAAGAACCCGCCAGTTTGATTATATTGATCCAAAAGACCAGACGGCAATCCGCCAGTAATTTCTATCATCACAAGCGTGCCAAACATGCCGCCCAGTTGATAGCTATCGCCAATGTTGGCGCTCCCAGGAATTGCGGAAAACGTAAGCGTGTTAGCGGTATTGGATGTGACGACCGCCGTGCTGAGCCTTGTCGAATCCCAACAAGTGTAATTGACCCACTGATTCGTCGTCCAACTTTGCGACGTATCTGTAATGGTCGTGGACGTTGTGCCGGTAATCGTGCCGCTGCCAGTGGCGATGTTGGTAGCGGTTACCTGATGGCCCGCGCCGCCATTGCCGTTGACGCACAAATAACGGCATAGTGTCCAAGACGAAGCGTCATCAAACGTGGTGCCAACCGCAACATACGTATTGCCAAAGTTGTCGGATAACGTTGGCGTGCGCAATTGTGTCGGTTGACGGTGGACTAGGTAGGCCATAAAGCTGGAGCCAGTCGCCGCCGTCGTCACCGCGCTTGTGACAATGGTGTAGGGCTGATTGACGCTGTTGTTGACGCCGACGCCGATTTGCCCATAATTGATGCTCATGCGTGCCCCGTCGTCCAGTTATAAAACGTCGTTCCCTGCCCGGTGATTGGCACCGCCGTCGAATTCGTCGCACTCGTCGTGCGATTGAGAAAATTGCTCGTATTGGTCGTGTTCCAGCTCGCGATCAAATTGAACTGCCATGCGATGAACGACGCGCCATAGGTATCGCAAAAATTATACGCCATGTAGGCGATGTGCGGTTCGCTGTAAGGCGTTGCCGTCGCGGCCGTGCCTGCTGTGCCGCCGTCCTCTGTGTTCATGACGGGTATGCCACCATATAGCACGTTCACGGATTCCAGAATATCAGTCGCTGACGGAGCGGCATATCCCGTATCCGCACCCACGGCTCCGTAAGGACCATAGGCACTGTAGGGGTAGTTGTTGTTGCCGTTATAGGTATTGGGATAAGGATGCGCAATCGCGGCAATGTTTCCGAGCGGATCGTAGGGCAGATCCTGAATGCGGTACTTCATCGACTGCGAAAACTCTTGGCCGCTGTAAAGGATCACATTGGTGGCGTATTGACGAATCGTGGTGACCATTGACTGGAAACCCAGTTGATACCAATTGCCGGTATTTTGCGCGTTGTAGCTATAGCCGGTTTGCGTCCACCGAGAGAATGCCCCGCCGTACAGAGCCAGTGACCGTGCGTTGGTTTCGCTCGTGTATCCGCTCGAATAAGGTTCGTTGAATAGCTCAAACATCACCGTGGGATTGCCCGCGAACGTCTGCGCAATGCTGGCCCAAAACGCCGTATCCGTATCGGTGTTGGCAAACGGGGGTTGACCTAATGGCGCGGTCAAATTTGTGACGCCGCCAATCGTCAAATAGGGTGCCGACCAATGGAGGTCCAAAATGACATAGCAACCAATGGCATTGGCGCTTGCGACGGCGGAAAGCACCGATGCTCGATAGGTGCCGTTGTGATCGCAATTGGCAGTTGTTCCCCATCCGGTCCCGGCGCTGTTGATCGCCGTGCATGTAAGCCCAAGCCAAGAACCCGCATTTAGTGGTATGCGGACACAATTGAAATTCCATGTCGCAGCATTTGACCAATTGGGCGCAATTCCCGCCCAATCGCCAGTCTCCCCAGCCCCTGTAAACGCTTCTTGTACTGGGATGTACTCAAGTCCCGACATGTTGGCGCCCATGAGGATGCCTTGTTGCGTGCCATTGCTAAACGTGTTGCCAACAACTTTGATGCCGGCGCTGGAATACGGCAATCGTTTGTTGTACACGACGCCATTGATGGTGTATCCAGCACCCCCGATTACGCTGGGCGCGAGACCCGTTTTAGTCGCAAACGCCTTGACGACGCCGGTCGCGGATACCACAACGGGGCCGCTGTAGACGTTGCTGCTTGTGGTGGGCTGCGAGCCGTCCGTGGTGTAGTAGATCGTCACGCCGGATGTCGCGACGTTGATCACCACCGATTGACTTCCCGTGTACGAGCCACCCGCTGGCGAGAACGTCGGCGTCGCGACTTGCGCGCTGTAAATGTAATAGAACGAACTACTAACCAGACTGTTGGAATATCCGGGCGCGACAGCAATCGCTGACAATTGGGTGTTGCCCGTGATCTGAATTGGCGACGCTGGCGAATACTGCAAACTTGACGTGGTTGGCGTGGTGCCATCCGTCGTGTAGTAGATTTTTGATCCAAACGTGCCAGCAGCCAGCGTTACCGATTGCGTTCCCGCATAGGAGCCGCCATTTGGCGCTCGAGTCACAATGAGTGCCTGCGCGCCGGAGCTGATCGTGTAAATCGCCATGCCAACGCTGCTCGTCGTGTACCCAGACGCAATGGCAATCGCGTTGACGGTTTCGGATACGTTGACCGCAATAGGCCCCGTATATTGCGCGGTCGTGCCGCTCACCGGGTACGTCGGTTGCGTACCGTCCGTGGTGTAATAAATCGTTGAGCTCGGTGTCGCGCAACTGATGGTGACGGTTTGCGTGCTCGTGTAGGTGCCGGAGGCTGGCGAAAACGTTGGCGTCGCGGCCTGCTGCGGCGGTGGCGTGAATCCGTTGCTTCCGAGTACGAGGCCGCCCGTACCAAACACCACCATGTTATTGTCGAAAACCGACACTAGCCGTTCCTAAATACCAAACCGATGTTGGCCTGCGCTTGGCTCGCTCCGGTTTGCGCAATGTTGGATAGGCCGATGGACACCGGCATGCCGGTCGTTGCCGCCGTGAACATGCCTTGCCCGTAATACAAGTTGCTGGAGGTTGCGGTGTTCGCCGTAATGTCCGCGTAGGGCAACGCCGTCGCAATGTTGGTGCCCCCGTACATGCTCATGGTCATGCCGAGACTCGTGGTTGCCGCGCCTACGCTGGACGTTGCGGTGATGATATTGACGCCAACGAAATACTCGCCAGGAACCAAGTTGAAATTGATCGGGCAGGAAATCGCACGAATCGCCGATGCGGTGAGCTGCGTGTTGCCGGCCGTATTAGACGCATACGAGTACGTCGTTTGCGTGGACCCCGACGATAGTGACGACAACGCCGTGCCGTTGCGGGTCGAAATCCCCATGTACACCGAGAACGCGAACGCCGCCGTGTTGGACGCCGCCGCTGAGCTTGCCGACAATCCCACCAAGGCGTCGATTCTGGAGCCCGTGACGGGGCTATCAATCGGGATGTATTGCACCGACAAGGAGGCATTACTGGGCGCTGAGATCGCCGCTAATTGCGCCTGCGGGTAAATGGATCGCGTCAGGTAAGCGCCAGGGACGCCAATCGAAATAGTCGATCCCGTGACCGACACCGACACAAGGCCGGTGCCGATGATGGACGATACTGGGGGTGCGGACAATTGCACCGACCCGTTGCTAAATCCCACCGACTGCGCGCCGTATGCATTGAACACCAGCGACGACAACGCCAACGTCGCCGACGAACTGTTGGTCGTATTGCCTGCGCCATAGACGGTCGCCGAATTGAGGCCGCCGCCCGCGCCGCCAACGATGGAGATCGTGTTACCCGATTGCGACAGCGTAATATTCGCGCCGCCCGCAAAGAGTGCCGTACCGGTCGAAATCAGCCCAAGCGTGCCCGTGGTGTTGCCGCCCGCGCTCAAGTACACGTTGCCAGCCGCGCCTGCCGCGCCGATGATGCTGATGACGCTGCCGTTCTGAGATAGCGTGATGTTGTTGCCACCCGCAAACAGAGCCGTGCCGGTCGAGATGTTGGAATAGCCCGACCCGCCGCTCGTCGAATTGCCGCCGACCGACACCGCCGCCGCATTGGCGCCGATGGAAATCGTCGATCCAATCAACGCAATTGACGCATTGCCGGTGCCAGACAACGACGACACCGCAGGCGCGCTCACCGAAATCGTCGCGCCGCCTGTGCCGGTGGCTTGCGACATCGTGATCGCGCCAATGCCAGCAAGCGCCACCGTGCCGCTCGTAAACGTGCCAGTATTGCCGGACGTGTTGCCGCCGGTTGACACGCCAAACCCGACGCCACCCGCACCACCGCCTCCGCCAGAACCCGAAATCAACACCGAGCCGTTGGTGACGCCGACCGAGACATTCCCCGCGCCAGAAAATACCAAACTGCCGATGTTGTTCGTGCCCGAACTTGACGAAATCGTGTTGCCGGTCGCATAAATCGACTGCGAAAGACCCGTCGTGCCGGGACCCGATACCACGAGGCTACCGTTGAAGAATCCCAACGACACCAATCCTGCGCCAGACATCGTGAGATTGCTCTGGGCGTAGCTGCCGCTCGTGAGGCCGACCGTGTTGGTGCCGACCAGCGAGATCCCGCCCGATGTCTGGCCGCCCGTGCCCGCCGCCGCGCCGATGATCGAAATCGCATTGCCCGACTGCGACAGCGTGATATTGCTGCCGCCCGCGAATACCGCCGTGCCCGACGAGATGACGCTGACGGTGCCCGTGATGTTTCCCGCCGCGCTGACATTGACGCCGCCCGTACCGCCGCCTGCCGCGCCAATGATTGTGATTTGCGGGCCATTCTGCGACAGCGTGATGTTATTGCCGCCCGCCAGTAGCACGGTGCCCGTTGACACGATGCCAATCGTGCCCGACGTATTGCCGCCCGTAATGCCAAGACCCACGCCGCCCGCATTGGTGCCAACGTAAGCCGCGATGTCGGACACCGCGAGCTGATAGTTCGCGCCGCCTCGAGCAATCGGCAACGCATCGGCCGCTTGGGCTGGTGCGCCTGGGGGTAATTCGCTGATTTTCTCGTTTGACATTAGTAGGGTGCCACGCCCATCTGAACGACGGTGGCGGTCACACTACCCGTTCCCGCCGTTTGGTTGATACGGATGAACAGCGGCGGCCACGCGCAATACGTGCTGATGGAACCCGTCGCGCCGACGGCGTTCGTGTCCAGACTGCTGACCCACGTCATGGACGCGAGTGGCACGGGGTTGGTTACGCTATTCGGATCGTCGTTGGAGGTCTGCACCGTATACGTCACGGTGCCGGATGCCGTGCATTGAATCGACACGGGCGCGTTCGCATACTCGTCCATTCGAGCGAGATTTGACGTAGACACGCCGCTCGTTGTAATGACTATCGGACGCATAATTCACCTCTCACAAGCAAAAACGGGGCCGCGCTGGCCCCGTTTGCGACGATGCGGGCCATTGTCGGCCGACGCCGATCAATCCTCGCCGAACCCGTACTCGCCTTTCATGAGCTTGCGGCCCGGTGCGTCCTCGCCCTTGCGCGCCGCCGTGAACGGCTGACCTTCGACGCCCGTGCGACCGCCCGACTTGCGCGGCATGCGATCAGCGCGCTTATGCGCCGCCTTGCCGCCGGCTTTCAATTCGGTTTTCTGATGCTCGGGACCAAAGCCTTCCTTCATGCGACCGCCATGCTTGCGCTTGGCGCGACCGCCCTTCTTGAGTTCCTCGGCTTCGTTCGCGACGCCTTCCTCTTTCTCGCCCGTGTTGGAGCGATTCTCCGGCTTCGTCTTGACGTCCGTCTCGGCGTCATCACGCCCGCCAGTCTCACGATGTTTACGACCTTTCATAAATCAGACTCCTAAATCATCAAGAGATGTTGTTGATGCCCTGCAAGTAGAACACCGACAGAGTGCCAACAAAAGCGCCCGTCGCATTGAATGTGATCGTGATCTGCACGTCGGTATTGCCCACGTTGTCCCACAGAAGCGCCTGCGGACCCGTCGATGGGACGATTGTGGCGGAAAGTTGCTGAATTGTGCCCAGCCCCGTGACGGAATTCGTGAGCGCCGTCGCGCCGCCTGCGGTGGTGCCGATGCTGAACGTGCCCGACGTTTGCGCGGTCGTCACCATCAAGTAAATGTCGGTGATCTGGCTCTGCGCCGGAACCACAATGCTGGTAGTGACCGACGTGCCACCCGCCGACGTGATGCCCGCAGCGGTTTGCACCGCTTGGCAATAGCCCACGTTCGCGGTGCCGGTGTTTGTCTCGCCGAGTGCCGCCAACGCGCCCGAGCCGTCGCTGTGGACGATGTTGCCGCTCAGCACAGGGCCGGTGAACAGGGTGCCCGGAAAAATCGGGCTGCCTGGAGGGTTAGGACTTTGACCGCCGTTAATATCGGACATTATTTAGTCCTCGATTACGAAGTCGGGAACGCACCATAGATGGCGCGGGGATTGAAGTAGCTAAAACTATAGCGCTGGTAGGCCTTGACTAAAAGGTTATCAGTCACGAAGTCCACCTGCATATCCGTCTCAAACGGTACGCGATTCATGTACGCCAAACCGGCAACGTTCGTGAGCAAGAACCACGCGAAGTTGGACGTGAGGAAGTCCATGACCATGTAGCCTTCGGACAGGCCACCAGCGGTCGAGAGGATCGCGTTCACGTCGTTGTCCGCCGTGCCAGGACGCAGTTCGGTCTTGGTCAAGCGAATCGCGACCGGCTCCAGCGTCGGCGGCACGAGCAGCTTGCGAGCGCGCGAAAACATCCTGAGGTTCGCTTGGTCCTTGAAGTTCGTGCGAACGTTGACCATGCCGGCAAGCAACGTCGCTTCGTTGAGGTCGACCTGTGTCGCGAACGTGTTGGCGAACGTTGCGCCATCAATCGGGTGCGCGGTCGAGCAGAGCGCCACGCCGTCGCCGCCAACGTTCGCGTTATAGGTCTGCGCGTTGTTGAGTACGGTCGCCGCGTAGATTTCCATCGTTTGGTGAAACGACTCCATCAGGCCAAGGTTCGACGGATGGAACTGGGTCTTGTAAAGGTTATCGTCAATCGCTTTGCGCGTGATCGCGTAGCCTAGGCCGATTTCCGTGTGCTCTTGGTTGTACACGTACCTTTCACCGGCCAAGTTGTCGAATGCGGTCTGTCCGCCTTCCGACTTCAACTGCGCAAGCGGCAGGTAGCGCATTTCAGCGGTACGCTCAAGCGCAAGTTTGGAGTCAAACTTGGTGAATACCTTGTCGTACTGGCTCGGAATCTGCTCGTACTTGCCCGTGATACCACGGAGTCCCGGCAGAAGGAGGTCTTTGATCGCTGAAAGATTAATCGCCATGACTTAGCTCCTTACACGCCTGCCAATTGGTTGAACATGGCGTTATTCCAACCGACGATGATTCGGTTATATGCCGTGGTGTAGTCGTTGCCGTTTACACCTTGCAGCGGATTTGAGCCGTCCGGGGTGTAATTGAGCAACCCGATGATGCGGAACGGCAGGTACGGGTTTGCGGCAATGGTGTACTGGTCGGCGTAGGCCGTGGACAATCCGGTGTAAATGTTGCCGTTCGTCGCGCCGTAGTTCCAACCGATGTTCTGGCCGATGTTCGCAAAACCGACGGCGGTTGCGGCGGTGTTGCTGTTCGCGGTCTGCACGTTGAACTGCGATTGCGGCGAGCTGATCACGTAGGCGGTCACGGCCTGCGACGTATTGCTGTCCGAACCTTGGTAGTAGTTCGACCAGACGGTGCGCTTCTGACCGATGGAGAGATATTTGCAGCCGGCGAAAATGCCAGCGACCGGCACGTAGATCGTCGCGGTGCCGAAGGTGAAGGTGCTGGAGAACGCGCCAGGCACGCTGAACGTCGCCGTGGTCGTGGTGGACGCGGTGACCGTATAGCCTTGGTTGATGCCGCCGCCCGTGGCGAACGACGTACCGGTGAAATTGATGATGGAGCCGACCGGGGGTGCCCATGCGTTTGGCGAAGTCGGCACGTTGGACACGACCGCCGTGAACGTCGCGACGGCGGTGCCGTTCGTGACCACGATACCGCTGATGGTCAGCGGGACCGGATAGTAACCTTGGGTAATATAACCGGTGCCAATGCCCGTGGCGCTGGCGGCCTGCACAACCGGATCACCGAAGTACACCGGAACGGTGCTGGATGACGAGATTGCGGCTTGGGTTTGCTCAAACGTCGGCGTGACGCCAGTCGCGTTGTATTGCAGAAAGCCATTCGGCGCTGAAGTGTTCGCCATGACGGAACTCCTGATCTGGAGTCGTCATGCGCCACCGGGGGCACTAGACCCAACAATCTCGTAATCAAAACTCAGCGCCGAGCTGAGAGGTTGTAAGGATTACAAACTAACGAAATTCAAATGTCAAGCGTTGCCGAAAGAAAAATATCCGCCCGCGTCACGGAAGCACGCGAGACACAGGATATGCCCCAGCATATGCGGCCGTCGCTCGCAGTCCGCGCATAGCACCAGCATCACAGCGGCGTTGCCCGCAGCAACGCATCGGCGAGCGCAAGAGAATCCGTCACGACTGCATCGGTGGGTTTCTCGCGCACGATGGTTGCCGCAATGAACAGCGCGGCGAGCGCAAGCCGCACTTTCTGGCGCTCATCGGGCGGGATCATTCTTTCGGAATCGCCATCGGTGAGTACGACTTGCGAATGCCGATATTGATCGGATCGCCTTTGTTCGTGTTCGCAAACGGCGATGTTTGACCCGCTGGCGCTTGCGTAACCTCGCGCTCCTTACGACCGACGAGCTCGTTCGCTTTGCGCTTCTCGCGTAATTGCGCGTCCTGCTCAATCTCAATGGGCCGCTCGCACAGGATCTGGCCTTCCATCTCAATGGTGTTGCCCTTCCAGTCCTTGGGCATGAGTTCGGGATGGCGCGATAGAGGCACCGGGTCCCAACCGCCGGCGTTGCGGCGCATTTCGTAGGATGGCAGCGATTGACCGAGAACCGATGCCAATTTCCACTGGTACGTCCAGCCATCGGGAATGATGCGCGGGTCGATGGCGAACTTGTCGTTGGCCTCAAAATCGTCGTTGCGATGATTGCGAAGTTCCGCCGCACGCCGCGCGGCTCGAGCGCGCGGGCTTTCCTCGGCGTACTGGATTTCCGCCATCGGTTCCGGCTCTGCGGCGACTTGCGGGGACGGCAACGGCGCGTGCGGCCCTTTCTTGCGGGGCGCGTCGCCAATCAACAGATCTTCGTTCGGCATGGGAATCTCCTAAATAGTGGCCGGCCACGCGAGCAAGGGAGGATGCGTGGGAACGCGCAACCCGCCGCCGGCAGTCATGGTTACTTTCGATGCCAGGGTGACGGCATGACTAAGACCCTGGCCGCGTGGATGCGCGGCATTGACCTTGAAACCGATCAATTGAGCTTACCTTCGCGCTTGAGCGCGATCTTGTTCTGGGCATATTCCTTGTCCGACATGCCCATGATGGATGCCATTTCGCGTTCTTCAGCGGTCAATGTGACGACGTTCGACCGGGGCGCGGCGCCGTTGCCGGAGCGCGACACGGGCGCAGATGCGGGCGCGGTGCGCTGAGTCTTGGGCGCGGCGGCTTGCGATAGCGCCGAATCGTCCGCTTGCGTCGTTTGGCCGATGCCGAGACGTTTTTCGACGTAAGCAAAATACTCCGGCGAGTCCGGCGCGATACCTTCGTCCACCGCATCTTCGGCGGCGCGGATCATGCGGCGATTCTTGACCGGATCGCGCACCATGTCGGGATGCGCGCGGAGCCACGCGGCCGACGGCGGCGAGACGCGGCTCGCCAACTGCTCTACGGGGTCCGACATCACGATAGGTTCGGGCTTTGGGGCCTTTTCCATCTGTTTTCGGCCCGCTTCCAACTGCGTCAATTGCGCAGCGGCGTCCGCCATCTGCGATTGCGCCTCGGCGGCGGCGTCCCAGTCGCCAGAGGCGGCGGCGGCGGCGTATTGTTGCTTCAACGCGGCTTTTTGCGCCGTAATTTGCGAAATTGCATTTTTTACAAGGTCCAGTTGCGTGGTTTGGACCTCAGTACGCGCTTTGACCTCGGCTTGGGAGGCGATTTCGGCGTTCCGCTGCGCTTCTTCTCGAGCCGCGCGCTCGTCCGCGAGCTGTTTTTGCAGCTTCGCGATCCCTTCTTCGGGGTCTACGACGGTTTTGGCGACCGGTTTGGGTTCTTTTTCGGGTGGCGTGACTTCAATTTCTGCTTCACCCGCCAGCGTTGCCGTGCTGATGGTGTCGGAGGCGTCCAATTCGATCTCAATGGCGTCTGCGGTGGCCGACATGGTTACCACACCACCTGCGGGTTAGCGACTTTGCCGCGAATTTGATCGTCATACACGAGTCGGCACGGTACGAAATCCTCTCGCTTGAGCGTATTGGGGTCGCCGTTGACATCCAGCGCCCACGAATCGGACGGCCGCACCACAACCCAGTCATGCAACGCAATCGGAATGCCATAGGTGATGCCGGTTTTGGCGTCGGTACGCACGAATTGGCACGCGGAGCCGATCTTGACGACGAGGCCAACTTTGCCTTGGTACAGATCCTCTTTCAAACTGTTGTGCGTGAGGATGATGCCGCCAGCGGTTTTTTCGGGGCGGCGATAAATCGCGATCAGCACTTCGTTCTGCGCGATTTCAAAATGTTCTAGATCGCCCAGTCGGTCAAGAATTTCTTGTTTCGGATCGGGCTCGCCCGTAGTGGGCTTTTTCAAGGCGGATGGCATGCATTACCTCTTGGCGGCTAGGGTGTTGGCTTCGTCGCAGTAGTTGTTCACGACGCGATCCAGCGCGTTGATTTGCCCCACGACATAGCGAAATTCGTCATAGGATTGGATGGTTCCCGGCGCTTGTAAATTGGCTTGCAGTCGCGCGATTTCTTCAGCGACCAATTGCTGCAATTCAGCCTCAAAATGAGATTGCGGCGCGGGCATTAGCCGTAGGCGGCGCGCTTCTCTAGTCGACCACGCGCACCGCCGCCACCCGCGTCAAGCGGATAGGTGCGGCCGCCGGCTTTGCGCATTTGCGGCGGCGGCATCGCGCCCTGAGGCGCCGGAGCGCCAGCGGGCGGCATCGGCGGCGGTGCTTGATGCAGTCCCGGCGGACCACCGGGCGGCATGCTGGGAGGCGGTATCGGCATTGCGGGTTTCGCTTGCGGGGGAGCAATGATGATATTGACGTTCATGCCCTTCTTGGCGCTGCCGCCCTTCGCGCGAGCGAGCCGACCGCCAATGGGGCGCGTGCCTTCTAGCTTGCCGTCGGCGACGATTTCGCCGCCCTTGGCTTTGCCGGTACGGCCGCCGTGGCACATTGAACACGCGCAGGATGCGTCATGCTTCTCGGTCTTGCCACCAGCGGCGCGCATCATGGGGCGGCCGGCAGGGCGCATTTGAGGGCGAATCGGCATCGGCCGGCCCGCCATCGGGCCACCGACGAATTTCTTGGCGCGGCCACCGGCTTTCAATCCGCCTTCGTGCTTTTCGCCGTCGCGGAATCCGTTGGCCTTCTTCATATCCACGTTCGCAAGATCATCGACCAACGGGCCGCCGCTCATGCGCGGCTTGCGGTCGGCGCGCTTGACGGCTTTGGCGCCATGAACTTTGCCGCCAGCGCGGTAGGCGCGGCGCGAAATCACGCGCATGCCGGTCTGAACGCCACCTTTTTCGCCCAGCGGCTCGGTCCAGCCGGAGGCGTCAATCTTGCCCGTGTTAGAGCGTGTGATACGCTCAACTTTCTCTTTGGCGCGGGCGCGGGAACGTTCGGACAATTCGCTCATATTGTGGAACTTACACCCGGCGTGTAATAGTTGCAAGCGGATCAGTCGGAGGATTGGTGTCCGCCAGCTTCAATTCGTACACTTTGGCCGGGGCGGGAGATTCGGCGGTTGCGGCAACATCGTATCCGGCGATTCCGCAATACACCACGTCCGTTTTTTGTCGGCCAAAAATAGATCGGCGGTTTATGTGGTACTCAAAATCCATATCCGACAGCAATGCCGTCATGGATTTGCCTGAGTCACGATTTTCGCTCGTCGCATAGTAATAGCGCAAAGTCTGTTCGCCGTGATCATTGTTGCTGTACCAGCAAACAATTAACTCGCCGTCCACGGGATGTTTTTCTTTGATGTCGGATAGCGCTTTTAGTAAAACTTGCTCCGGCGTGCCGTCAGCCATTGTCGATCCCCTTATCCACTTCCTTAATAATCGCGTTTGCTTTCTTGCCTGCGCCGGACACGTCCACTTGCTTGCCGGTTTCGGTCGTCGGCGAGCGGATCACGTCGCTTGCCAGCCGAATCGCAGCGTCCTTTTCCTTGGCAGTTCGGTCTTGATCGCGGTTCTTGTTTTCGACTTCGGCCATTTTTTCTTTCAACGCCACGTCGCGCGCTCGCGTGTGCGAGTCCAGTATCTTCGCCTGCGCCAACGCTTGATCGACGGGCGTATCTACCTGCTGAGTGTCGGCGCTTTGCAATCCCTCCGGCTTTTGCCCGTAGTGCCCAGTGTCGATCTTCGCCTGCACGTCGGCGGCTTTGGCCTTCGCCTCGGCGGCGCGCGCATTGGCTTCCGTGACTTTGGCCTGCGCGGCAGCTTTGTCGTTCGCCATTTCGGCCTGCATCTGCTGCAACTGCGGCGGCGGCGCGGCTCGAGCGGCTGGGGGCACGAAGAATTCGTCAGGATTTGGCCAGCCAATCGCGGAGAGGGCGGCGGAATCGACCTTGATCGGATCGTACAGATTCGGGGAGGCGGATTGTAATTGTTTCAAGGCGACCACTTTCATGAGCCGCTGACCGCTGCTGGACGTGTTCGGGTCGGCTTGCGGCACCAGATCGCAATTGTTGAGCGCGTCCAAGAATTTCTGCTTGTCCCATGCGGTTTTGGACTTGCACGGCCGCGCGTAGAAACTCTCCGGGTGATCTTTGAATACCGCTTTCAGCAACTGGAATTCTTCGGCCTGCGCCGCGTGCATGCGTTTATGCACCGCGTTCATGACTTTGATGGCCTGCTCAATCATCGCCATCGTGGTGCCAACCGGTACGTCCGCGCGGCCTTCGCCGACTTGGACTTCCGCCGTGCCGCCGATGCGCCGGCCGGTTTCGACCATGTTATCGACAAGCTGCATCATCGGCCCCATGTGCGCCGTTTCATACGGCAGCGGCGAGACGGCTTGCCCGATGGGCATGCCTTGCGTATCGACCGACGCGCCGCCGCCTGGGGGGACGCGAAACACGTTCGTATTCTGGCGCGTGCCGGATTTCGCGATCAGAAAGCCAGGAAAATTCGCGAACATGCCGTTATCCAGCATCTCGCGCCACGCAGCCGTCACGGCGTTCGTCGTGTTTCCCAAAATATGCAAAAGCCCAATGCCATAAAAACCGATCCCCGGCACAAACGGGAACTTGACAAACCGCTTATGCGCGGTAGGCAACCTCTCGTCCAGTTCGTGGAAATTGCGCGTGATGGCAAGGATCTTGCGGCTGGATTTGTCAATGGTCACGACATACGGGATGTCTAGCCCGGTTTCCTTGCCGTCGATCTTGTGCTCAAACCCGCGAATATTGAGCTCGCAATAGCACTCGTATACGAGTCGCTCGCGATTCTGCGGGCGCTGCATGGAGTCATCGCGAATGCCCTGCTGCGCTTTTTCTTCCTCTTGCAGCGCGTCCAGCTCCTGCATCATCGCATCGCCCAATTCTACATCGCGATACACGCCCATGATTTGCAAACGCTTCACGGTTGAAGGGCGGATCATGGTTTTGTGCGTGACGCGGCTTGCATTCGCGATGTCCGTCGCCGACTGATTCACGATCAGGTCATCGGCATCAACGGATTCCGATACGGGGCGATTGCGCAGCGGACAGAAATACACTTTCTTAAACCCGTCGCCGCCAAATCCCGCCATGAACAACATACGATCCGTGTCGGGGTAGTATTCGGTCGCGACCGCCGTCAGGTAATGATTCATGTCGCGTTCCAGCGCGTTCGCCAACTGATCCAGTTCGGCGCTCGTCTGATTGGCGTCGTTTCGGATCTTCACTGGCCCATCGGTCGGCAGCAACTCGCTGCGTGCGTTCGCTTGGAACCGCAGAACTGCTTCAAGCAATAAGGGATGCCGGACTTTCGACATGCCCTCAACGGGTGCTCCGTCGGCGGACCCTTGCGTGTTCGGAAGTTCAATTTTGAGGCCCAGCAACTTCATGCCGTGCGCGCGATCTTCAATCCATTCTTTGCGCGACAGCAAATCGTCCGAAATCCCTTGCAGCAGATCCTCGGCGATGCGGCTGAGCTCGTCCTCGTCAATGCGATCCGCCAGATTGTCGTACCATTCCAGCGGCGCAAGCGCGGAATCGACTTTGCCGAGTCCAGAGCCGTCCAGCGACACGGATACGGAGCCGTCGCCGTGAACGATTTTCAGGATGTTGCCGCGCTCATCAATTTCCGGCTGATCTTCGGGGCCGGGGTCCATCTCTACGATGATTTCGGGCTTCGGATCGGCGTCGTCCGGGGTCGGCACCAACCGCAGGTTCGCATTTCCCAAACCCGGCATGGCGCTCAATGCGCGTACTCCGCCATGTCAGGGATTTCTTCGGATTCCTCGTACCAACGCCACTTCACGAACGAAAAAAGCGGGTCGGCATCAATCAAAAACGAGCCCAAGCGCGAAAAGCTGCCGTCATTCAGTACGGGGACGCCAGCGGCGACGAATTTATCGCGCAAATAGGCATGGAATGCGGTGCTATCCATGAATTCCATCATCGTAGCGCGCGGAACAACGACTTCGATCATATCGCTATCGCCCACGGGATCTGATTGACTTCGGTTTGGAACAATTCGATGCCCACATGCGCCGCACCATCGTCGCTGTGCGAAATGACCTCGTACTTGCGCGTGATGGCATGCGGCGGTTCGCCCCAAACCGTCACCAAAAACCGATAATTGGGCTTTACGAACGAGCCTGCGAGGCGCGAAACGAGGTCAACCGTCGCGTGACAGCGTACTCTATTCAGATTCGTGTCTATGATGCCCATAAACACATCTTAACAGCGTCGTCAAGCGGGGTATAGAGGCAAATCTTGTCCGCGCGGGTAGATTTTTAACGAATCCATCTCCGCGCGGCGCTCCACCGCCCGAGAAATCAGGCCTCGGTCGCGTAAATAGCGTAAGCCCATGGAGGTTAAATCAACAAATTCGTCATGTTTGGAACGCGGAAATTGCCCGACTTGCGTAATTACGGCTTCCGCCCAAGTGCGATCCGGTGCGTAAACCAATTTTTCTTGGAAAAGGTGCTGCACCGACACCAATCGCGCGAATTTGTCCTGAGATTTTGGGTCAAACAACTGAACTGAGAATTTTTCGTTGCCGTATAACCGGCGCAATTCTTGCGCGACCGAGATGCCAGCCGCTTTGTTTTCAATTAGCAGCAGATCAACCTTCAATTTGATGCACGTATCGGCAGTTTTTTTGATCAGTTCGTAGAACTCATAGCGATCCGTCCACGCGTGCGCGAGCATCACCTTCGGCGCTTCGGGTTCGGAGTAGTGCCGATCTTGATAGGCAAGCCGTCCTTCACGATCAAATCCGCGCACCGTCGTGCCAATCGGATCGCCGCTGAAAACTCCCCACACGATCATGCCGGAAGGATCGTTCATCTGTTCCAGCGTGTACGCGGTGTCCAGCGTGCCCAAAATGAAATCCATCGGCGGGTACGCATCGCGTTCCCACAACTGCCACCACTCGCGCTTGATGATGCCGCCGCCTTTTGGTTGCGGGGATTGTTGTAATTGCCCGGCAGACCTCCAATCTCCCATCCAAGTTTTGAGCGCGCGAACCTCATCGGGACCAAACCGCTCAGGCCATAAAAGTTCGCCTGGCTCAGTGCGCGGATCTTTCCATCCGTAGGCGTTAACGTAAGATCGTTCAGGCTCGTATTCCATCGGCAAGCATAGATGGACCCATTCGCCTGATTGCTTTGATAGGATGTGCCCTGTTAAATCGTTTTCACCCAAACGCTGTTGAATATTGATCACAGCGCCGAGTTTTTGATTGTTCAAGCGCGTGCCGAGCGTACCGTCGAACCATTCCAGCGTGGAGGCGATGACTAATTCTGACTCAACTTCTTTGGCAGAATTAACGTCATCGCAGACGATTACCGAACTTCCATCTCCTGTCGCGCCCTTTGATTCTACTGAAGTAATTAGGCGATAGCCGCCCTTGTCATTACTAAATCGCGATTTGGTATTCTGGTCGTCGGATAATTGAAAACGATCGCCCCAGCGATCCTGATACCACTTTGATTCAATAATGCGCCGACACGCGACCGAATCTCGGCGCGATAGATCCTCGCGGAACGATGCATACAGAAACGAGACGCCAGGGCCGGATGTATGAGTGTGTTTGCGCTGCGCCCACGTCCAGCCCGTCAACGCCACGCTACACATAGCCGACTTCGCACATCTAGGCGGGATGTTAATAATCAACCGCCTGATCTCCCCATCCACCACCGCCTGCAAATGCTCCGCAATGACATCAATCGCCCAGCCATCGACCCACGGCGCGGAATCAAATACATGCCAAGCGGATTTCAAATAGACGTACAGCGACTCCTCGCAATCTGCGCGGTCGATGTCGATGAGCTGTCGGTGTAGGTCGAGGTCTTTGGTGGAAATCACTTAACGAGGATACCGCGCCGCACTAGCGCGGGCAATTCCATTGCGCCGCGCGTAACGCATCAGCGCCTTCACGCCGATGCCCATTTTATGCGCCATCTCTTTGCTGGATACTTTCGACGCATACCAGCGGTCAATCTGCGCCAGTTGCTGAGCGTTCATTTTTGGCGGGCGCCCTAGTCTTTTTGGTGCATTGGGTTTGCGTAACCGTCGCGCTTCCCGCTGCCGATTAGCGTTGGCGGCGTTGCAATCCCGGCACCTGACGCTATACCCCGCGTGCGCGTTGTACCAGCGGCAGTTTTTGCCGCAACGGCATTTAGGCTTCTGCAAGTGCAGCCTCTTTGCGCTGTTTTTTGATGATCATATATTTTACGTACGCCGCAGATTTTGGCTGTTGCATTCCGAGCCCTTTGCACCACCAATCATTGCGAAGCAAAACTTTGCACAATCGTCGCCAACTCGGCACCCAAGGTTTTTTCTCTAATTCGCGCGGAGCAAAATCTGGTATGCCATTTCGATAGCCACGCTTATGCCAGCCAAGAATCCAATTTTCAAACCGTTCGACATAATGCTTGCGAGTAATTTCAGGCATTGTTGCCAACAACAATTGACAAAACGACTTCCAAGTATGTCCAGCAGGCAAAGTAACTTTGTTGTATCCGGTGATGTTTCCGGTTTCTTCAATGTATAACGATCCAGAATTAGCACCGTTAACTCTAGCCACAACTTTACCCCAAGTCTGCGGCTCAATCAGGTGATATAGCCACAGACCGCGCCGCTGATCGTCACCATACGGCTGACAAAGGCGCATTTGATGCGGGCTGACCCCGGCTAAATGCATGCGGTCATAAACCTGATTGTGTGGCTTGTCGGGATACCGCGCGTGATACCGCCAAATATCGCCAACATGCCAATCGTAGATCGGATACACATTGTACACGCCCGAACAGACCTCAGTCGTCCAGCGTTTGTCCATGTGCGTTCCTTTGTCCCAGATCGCAATAGTGCGAAACCGATTTAAGGATTCATCCGTACGAATGCCGATGAATGCCCCAGTCGATTTTCCTTGCGAATACCATTCCGCAAATAGCTCAATAAATTCTTCAAACTCCATCCACGGTTGAAAGAAATCAAAGTAAGCGGGATCAGTGATCGCGTTTTTGGGCGGGTTTCTAACCCAATCCTCTTTGCGGTCTGGGTCCCAAGCGCACCAAACAGGTTCATAGTTGCTAACCGAGTTCCGCAACTTGATCGGCAGGCACACCCAATAAAGCTCAATGTGATCGCGGTATTTCGCAATCATTTCTTCGGCATGCTCAATGGTTAGGCGATACTGCGCCTCAAGGTCGATCAACAACACGCCAACTTTGCGATTACGCCGCACAGCCTCATCCATCACAAGATGCATCATCACGCTAGAATCTTTGCCGGCGCTAAACGAGACATACAACTTCTCGAAATGATCAAACGCATACCGGATGCGGTTGCGAGCAGCCGTAAGCACGTCAATGCCAATTGGTTTTTTTATAGCTGACATGGTTATTTCTTCAAACTAGAGTAAATGACCCGACCGCGATAACGGAATACCTGCGGTTCGTTACTAAGCGGCATCGGCAAATTCAATGCTTTTGAAATGCCGTGCGGTGTAAGCGCCACAGCAATTTCTTTGCCCGCGTCTTTTTTTTCACGCTCATACCGATCTATCAGCTTATCTAACTGATCCTTGACAGCGTTCATTAGTACAGATCCACTTCGGTGCGGCCATACGCTGCTTCCAACGCGACCACTTCCCTACCCGTATCGGCCAACCATTTGTTCAAGTATTTCAACGCCATTTCGTCCGCTGCGCGCTGCTGAGTTTCCGTGAGTTTTGTATACCCTCCCCGGCACACCGATGGAATCCGCAAAGATTGAGCAACGCTTGCTTGCCCTAACCATGCGATGCGATTCATACGGTCATTGGTCAGGTAATGTTCGCAAGAGTGTTGCCATTCCGATGTAACAACCTGGAGCGCGGTTTCAAACCTTGACAAGTCTGCCAAAAATTCGCGGTAATTTTCTTCGCCTTCCTCAATCGTGCCTGGCGGGTTTTCAGCATAAAAACCGTGCTGATAACACTCCCATTTTTCCCAAGTATGAAAAATTCGGCCTTTATCGTTTGGCTCATAACCTTCGATAATATCGGAAAATAGTTCCGGCGCGGATGCGGTCTTTTCGACCTCCCATGCTTGGGAAAATTCAGAATCCCCAAAGGCTTCTGAGAGTCCCGTAATCTGGCAAAGCCGCAGCACTTCGTCAGGGTCCATGCCCAGTTCCCGACCAATGCGCTCATCCGACCAATTGCGACGCTTGAGTTCAATCACAATATCGGACATGGCCTCAACTTGATGCTTGCCTCTTGCGCGGTTGTGGCGAATGGTGGCGGCGATGCGGTCGCTGCGGTCGCTACGCGCCGAATTAATCACCACTAATGGCAAGTAGCCGCGCACGCGATCACGAACGACTGCGGATTCTTTGCCTACTCGATGTCGGTGGAATCCGTCGATCACTTCATGCGTGTCATTGTGCGCAAACGATACGATTGGTTGCGTGTAGCCATCCGCTTGAATGGAATGCTCCAACAACTTCATCTCCGGCGGCGCCACCGAATTTGGATTGTAATCATTCGCCGTCACTTTTTCGGATTTGATCCACTGCACACAATCGACAGGCTCATTCCGAAACGGACTTACCGCATGCAATATGCGGCGTGCTGCGTTTAGCATTTCAATACGATCTTCAATATCTAGCGTATGCAAAAAATCCGCGAAAGCGTGCATGCCTCGCAATTCGCAATTCTCATGGTGGCCATCAGCCATTGCGTTCCCCTTGGTTGAATTACTCGCGTTCATTCTCGTCCGCCTCGTCATCCGCCGGCTCCCCAATCACCAGATCCGTCGAATCATCTTGCGTGATCTGCTGCCCGGAGCGGATCGCGGCTTCGATCACTTCGCGCAATTGCTGGCGCTCCTCAGGCGACAGCTTGCTTGAATCCAGAATCGGCGGCTTGTCGCGCTTGTCGTCAATCTCCAACTTCTTCGTCTGCCGCCACGTCTCTCCACCGCGCCGCTCAAGCCATGCCATGCCGACCTTGGCGGCATCCTTGTCGGTCGTGGACGTCGCAATGCGCGCCATATTTTCGGCGATCTTCAGGTTCATGGACGCCGCGCCGATTTCGATATCCTCGTCGTAGTGCAGCATCAGCGTTGAGTAGGGGATTTGCAGCATCTTCGCGATCAGCTTCGGCGTTAGGCCCATCGCGGCGTGGTGCTGCACCAAGTTCTGGAACATCGGCGACGGGTGTTCGCCCACGGTGCGCAGGCGTTCAATGCGCGCCTTGGTTTCCAAGTCGATCTCGGCGAGCTGCGTCTTGAACCAGTTGACCATCACCTCACGGTCGTTCACGGGCGCAACAGGCAGCGCGTCGGATTCCTCGTCGGTGTAGTCGCGCCGCTTACGGGCCACTATTCATCCCTCCCCACAATCAGATCATACCCGCCATTGCGCCCAACCATCCGCGCCCACTTGCCGCGCCGTTGCAGGAGCCCGATGATGTACCGATTCAGCGGCAGGTTCGACTCCCAGGCTTCGGCGGCGAGCTCAGCGTGCAGACGCAGCGGCAGCGGCAACGTGACGGGGTGGCGCTGGGGGCGGCCGTCGGTCATCAGAACCACATGCTCACCTTCTGGCCGCACGCGGGGCATATACCAGGAATACTGTGTCCGGTCCTACCGCAAACGACGCCGCGCTGATTCACGCCCAGGCTATTCGGCAAACTCCCCTTGGGCGTAGGAGCCGATTCGTCAGAGCCCAAAGGCTCTGCTGCTGCCTGATTTCCGTTCAACACGTACTGAGCCTGCGCGACGATCGCCCGCAGCCGCACAACCTCGCGCGCCAACACATCAACCATGCTGCCGTTGATCGTGCTCATATACGTTTCAGCGGCTTTGAGGGCTTCGTCTACGGTCATCGGCACGGCCTGCGCGGTCATTGCTTCGCCACCTCGTTCAACACGTACTTGCAAAACGCCCACACCGCCACAGCGGCGCAAATTGCGCCCGCAACAATTGCGCAGGCTTCCGGCCAGCCCATCGGCGCGGCGCAGGTCATCCTTGCACCGGCATCGACGGCACGTCCCGCCATTCGCCATCGCCCGATTGCATGTACGCCGGCATGTCAGGTGCCCACCATTGTTGCAGGATCTGTTCGGTGCGCGGACTCGCCTTGCGTCCGCCGGCTTCGATCTCGCGGGTGACCCAGCGCAGGTGCGCCGTGGGTTTGTAGTTGTCGGTCATGTGCAATTCCTTGGCATCATTTCAAAATGAACGCAACCGAAATTAGGCAGCGTAAAAATAAATCCGACGGCGGCGCAATCTAATGGCAGCGTTGATTCAATCATGCTAGTAAATTTTTCATTACCACACGGTCGCGATCCAGTTTCTTTTATAAATATCGTATCCACTTCTTCCCAATATTTGCATGATCGGCATTCGCCGACGCCGCTTGCAAACTTGGCAGCGTTATCAATCAATTCTTGCAAGGTGGTTTCCATGCCAATTCACGCCGCTGGCGGCGGCTCCTCCACCAGTGATACCCGGATCATTGCGCTCGCGCAGCGGCAGGTGTCGCAGACGCAGCGGCCGTCCGCAAGTAGCACCCACGTCTCGCCACCGCAGCCGCAGACCCAGCCTTGCGGCGGGCGCTTCACAATCAGGGGGACTACGTTGTCGCTCACTCGCCCACACGCAGCGTCGCCGCGCCGACACCGACCTTCGGGGCCGAGGCCTGCGTCGCAGACTCCCGATCTGCCGACTCCCGCAACGCATCCGTCGCGCGGTGCAGCCTATCAACCAAACTGTCCGCGCAGCGCTTCCAAATCGCTTCCGCGTCGTCGAACCCGCGCTCCCAGCCCCACCGATATCCGGCGTAGCCCGTCGCTGCGCACGCCGCCACGCCGATGCCAATCCACATCGCGATCATGTCCGTGTCTCTTTCTGCGGCGGCAGCGTCTGCAACTTCACTCGAGCCGCGTCCAGCCGGCGCGCAACCCACTGCGACATTGACCGGCCTTCAGCTTCGGCTAAGTCACGTATCCACAAGTAAAGTACTTCGTCGCAATACACGCTAATGCATTTCGCTGTTTTGTCCATGACTGCACTATATTGTGCATTACTTGGGAATGCAACACTGTACTTTACGGCCATGTTGAGATGGGACCCATTTCTCCACTGACCACCCGGCAGGGGGACCCATTTTCTGTTGCGAATGTGCCACAGGTTTGGGAATTGCTATACCTATTGGTGGGGCGCACGGACCAGTACATCGGGTCCCAAATCTTGGCGAAAAGGGAGCTCCCCCACCCCAAAAAACCTGCCACGCATCAGCCGGCCCGATCCGCCTTGATCAGCATCGCCTTAACACTCTGCGCCGCATAGGCGCGGCCGGACGGGCCTACGAAGCCCTGCGAGGCCATCGCTGCTGCTGCTGCTCGCAGGCTCAGGCCCTGCGCTCGCGCCACTCTGGCGGCGTCTACGTGCGCCGCAGGCACCGTCAGCCACTTCTTGTTGCCCTCGCATCGGCCGTTCTCGCGGCGCTT